GAAAAGATTCTGTATTCAATAGCACGTTTTATTAATACAAATGAACGATCCCGAACGATAAATAAAGATCGTTCGGGATCCTGTTTTTCACTAATGTATTTATAGACTAGAGGTGAGATAGTTTGTGGAAGATAACTAGATTATATCTGCAGAATTTTGTCTGCATTCAATCGGGAATGCATCGTAACGATGTTACACTCGATTTTACAAACTGTGATAAGAAAATTAATATTTTTATTGGAAAAATGGGATCGGGAAAGACGTCGATTCTCGGGCATCTTCAGCCGTTTGCTGACTACGGTACTCTAGATGTCAAGAACAAGCTCGATGAGATACTTCCCTGGAAAGATGGTCTTAAAGAGATCCAGTTCGTTCACGACAATGATGTGTTCGATATCCGACACGTGTTCACATGGAATAAGACTACCATGGCTCATTCAACAAAGAGCTTTATTTCTCTAAATGGAGAAGAACTCAATAAGAATGGAAACGTGTCAAGTTTCAAAGAACTGATCAGAATACATTTTGGAATTGATCAGAATTTTCTTCGTCTTCTCAGACTCGGTCCAAATGTTGCAAACGTGATCAACATGAAATCCACAGAACGCAAGGCCTTTATCGCTACGCTTTTGGAAGACACTGAAATTTACATGACACTATATCGGAAACTTGGAGAGGATCTTCGAAATATCAATAGTACGCTTACGGTACTAAACAATCGTCTCATGGGACTATCTTCTGAGAAGGAATCCGAGATCAGGGTTGAAATTGATGATCTTGATGAAGAAATATCCAGTTTGTCTAAGCAGGTAGATCAATATAGAGATTCTATTTCAAAGCTAAAGGGTGTAAACCAAACCCTAATTAAAGGTACAAGAGGCGATATTCTAGGAGCTCTGGAAAAAGCCGAGAACGAATTCAAAGAAAAATCTGAACGATATGACCAGGTGGTCGAAGCACTTGAAACCATGCCAACCGGTGGCATAGAAGCTCTCTCTGTCGAATATGCTGAAGCGAGAGAAAAGTTTAATCGGTGCGAAGAAAACATCCTTCATATCCAGATGGATCTAGAACCAAATCGTGTAGAAAGAAATCGCTTGACGGACGAGATTCTTATGCACGATAATTCTGCACAGATTGCCGAACTCGAATCTCAAGCGGCGATGATCAATCGTACATTTGAAAGAACCAAGTATCAAATCGAAGATTTCGATCATCACTACTCATATTCATTTCTCGTAAATTTTCTAACCAGTCTCCAATCATTTCAACTTTCTCTTGAAGAGATGTGCTGTAATCCGGAAGAGGTCATACGAAAATGCTTTTTCTCGGATAAGAGCCTTGTTAGTTGGGCTCAGAAGAGGATCAACATTCTTACCGGCAAGCAGGTAAATCTTCAAAAGCTTCTTCGAAACATTGACTTTTCTGCCGATTACCGATGCCCAATACCCCTATACCTCCCCCCAGATTGTCCGACGGAAGATTGTCCTTATCGAATTTCTCATCCGGTTACGATAGGTGATACCAATAAAGCTCTTGCATCTGTTGAAGAAATTAGACAGCAGATAGATGCTCTGGATAAAGAGATCTCCGTATATGGTGAATACGGTGTACAATGGCCTAAGATGCGTTTTCTTAAAGAAAATTGGAAGATGATATCTGGGGTTCTTGCAAAGATCGGGGTTCTCATTGACGATAATCTCCTAAATCTTCTAATGAATCTGGATATTCGGACAAAGTGGTACGATCAGCCGGCACTTATGAGCTACATCGAAAGAACCAAGGCGTATGAAGATTTTGATGGTATGAAGCAGCGGGCACAGGAGATTAATGCTGAACTGGAAAAACTCAGATCCTCTGACATTGCTGGAAAGAAACTTAGACTTGAGCAACTGACTGTAGAGTATGAGGATATGATCAGAACTTTGGAAGAACTTAAAGCTGGACGAGATGAGCTCATGCACAATAAAGATCGTTTGGCAAAAATCATGGCTAATCTTGGGAACCGGGAAGCTCTTCAGGTTGAAAAAGCACGTTTAGAGACCGAGCTTGAAACCATGCGAACCAACATATTTGAACTTAAGACAAGAGCAAACCAGTATGAAGACAATAGTAGAGAGATTCTTGTACTCGAAACCCAGATGCAGTCAACCAGTAGGCAGTATGAGTCTAGGGTAGAGAGATGTACTAAGCTGAAGCACCAGCTGCAGGATATCCAATCTACTGCAGATTCCTATCAGGAGTATCTTGAAGAAGCTAGGGTATTGAGATTGATCATGAGTGCTGTGTCTTCAAAGGATGGGATTCCTCTGGTTATGGTTAAGGTATTTCTTGATGACTGCAAAGAGATTATCAATGACCTAATATCTGACATTTTTGACGATGATCTTGAGATCGTAGAATTTGCCATATCTGAAGATTCTAATGATTTCAAGATTCCCTATAGGGTTAATGGTCAGTACGTACCAGACATTGAATTTGCATCACAGGGGCAGCAGGCTGTTATATCCATAGCTCTCTCGTTTGCTCTCTGTAGGAAGGCAACCTTTGATTACAATATCATGCTGCTGGATGAGATTGATAATAGCATTCACAAATCAGATCGTGAGAGATTTATCATGATACTGTCTAAACAGATGATGGCACTTGGTACCGAGCAGGTATTTCTGATTACCCACAACGATATCTTCCAACAGGCCGGACTTCCGGTGAATATTATGATGACCACTTCTGAAATAGTTGATCCGTACGATAACCAGTCCGTGATGAGGCTTTACTAGGAGATATTAATACAGGAGGAAATTATGAAAGATTTCAAAGACCTTAAAAGTCCAATTGTTGCTGTTGATTTTGATGGCACGATCGTTGAAAATGCCTTTCCTGGGATCGGTGAACCCAGGAAGGGTGTTATTAAGATGCTTAAGAATCTGAAGGCTAGAGGAGCCAAGTTGATTCTCTGGACCTGTAGAGGTAGGCATTATCTTGAAGAAGCTGTCGAGGCCTGTAAGAACTTTGGTTTGGAATTTGACGCCATTAATGCAAATCTTCCTGAAGTGAACGAACGCATGGGCACCGACTCTCGGAAAATTGTTGCTGACCTCTATATAGATGATCGTTCCTATAATCCAGATGATGTGCATCTTTTCAGTGCAGAAGCGATCCTGTTTTCGGAAGATCCGAAGAATCTTGATTCGGTAATACTCTAATCTAAAGAAATCATGGCTAGAGCAATTGCAAGTTTTCAAGCGTTTCTAGATGAACCGGAGATTGGAGTTCCTTTTATGGATAGGACTGGTACAGTATGGCTTTGTCCACATTGTCATAGACCGGTTACAATAGGAGATCGACAGTGTTTTTACTGTAAGCTTTTCTTGGATTGGAAATCCATTCTTGGTCCCAGAGACGATGACGAATAAGAATAGATAGATAGAGGAGGTTCGTCTCCTCTATCTATCTTTATAAAAAGTCGTATAAATTCACCTTTTAAATCTATTTTTTGATGATATATTATTTTTGTGATTATATACAGAAGGGATGAATATCAGATGTCATACTACTTCACTACATCTGAGCTGGAGGAGGCTCAGGACGTGCGCGATGCCCTGAACGGTTGGCATCAGAACGACGTTGATGACTTCAATTTCCTCGATCGCCTTACAGGTGTGATCAGACCTGACAGCTCACTTATTGCCAAAGATGACTACATGTGTCTCATTTTTCACTTCCCGACCATCGAATTTGTCTACATCTTTTCCGTGGCGATGGCTGGCGAAGTGGTTGAAGCTCATAAAGAGTTAAGCAGTGGTCACACCCAATTGCTCAGAGTCGTCGAGGATCAGATTTCAGATGAGCCCTGGAAGGATGGGGTGTCGTGTCGGTACGCCATCGACATAGATGCAGCAAGGCGTGCTGTTCATGGGTCTACTGACCCTGAAGACCTACGTCATCTCAGGCTTCTCTGGAAGATCTTCAAATGAGATGAGGGTCTTCCAGAGAAAAAAGGATCGCATTCGTCCAGGGGTTGATAGCCCTGTGACCTATGCGATCCTTTTTTCAACTCACTAGTGCTCAAAAATCACCTTTTAAATCTATTTTTTGATGATATATTATCTTTCTGAATACATATAAGGATGTGATCACGATGCCGTTTTACGAGTCTGTAAAGTTTAGATCTGGTGGTAGAGTTTATCAGAGTGAGCCTAAGCTCACGAACGAAGGACTTCAGATCATCAGTTCTGAGGAAAGTGGACTGATTGCAAGAATTCGAGTATCCGTAGCTCAGATTTATCGTATTGAGAGATATCTCTCCAGAAACGAAAGATTTCCCTATTCCGTTCCCTCGAAAAAAGAAAGTGACACTATTATTACAAACTATGGCCTGGAAAGGAGTGGCAGCATCTACAAAGGTGACACAAACGTGATATACGACATTCTTCGTGAAAAATATCCTGAGTTTAATTGGGAAACCTACCATAATGCCGATGGTAAGGGATATAAACGTCTGGTCTATATTGTTACCTATGGAAGCGCCCCGTGTAAGATTATCAATCCGGCGAAGACTCGAGTATAAGTATGAGAGTAGAAGAGGATAGACCATGAGTAAGAAAAGTAAAATTCCTGACTTTACATTACCCCAGTTTAAACCCGTCACCTTTCAGAATCTAGTTCATCGCCTCTACACGGATAAGAGGATGCTAAAGTCTATGATATCCGAGGCAAAAACGCTTGAAACTTTTCCAAACAAATCTTTTTCCTCGCGATCGTTTATGTTGGAAAAGAGGATTGTAAAAACGAAGGAAGATCTGTTTGAAATGATTTCGTCTGAAGAGTTTGTGAAACTCATCGATGGAGATTTGGATGATTAGGTGTTAGCTGGAGATTTTACGGTAGAACGGGGAAATGCTCAACTCCCCCGTTCTTTTTTTGGACAATTCTCTAAATACGAGACTTTACCCTAGAAGGGAGAAGTACCATGCAAAAAGTTACAAGTTATAAATGTCCACACTGTGGTGTTAGATATAAATCTCTTCAGGTGTGGGGTAACCATGTTCAGACAAAGCATCCAGATATGATCCCGGAAGGATGGTCATATGGAAGATATTTCTATTATGTCAAAACCGGTAAGAAAGCTGGATCCTGTGTTGTCTGTAAAAATCCCACCGAGTGGAATGAGTCCACAATGAAGTATGCAAGATTTTGCAACAATCCCGATTGTAAGACCAAGTATCGAGAAATGTTTAAGGGCCGTATGATCAATAAGTACGGCAAAGTTCATCTCTTAGATGATCCCGAACAGCAGCGAAAAATGCTTGCAAATAAACATATCTCTGGTCAGTACACATTTCTTGATGGTACGAAGGTTACCTATACAGGAACCTATGAACTTGATTTTTTAAAGTTCATTGATAGATTTCTCCATTTTAATGGAGATGATATCATGATGCCGTCTCCTCACACATACTACTATGAATATAAGAATCCGAATGATCCTGATCATGAAGGACAGCACTTCTATGTACCCGACGCATATATTCCTAGTTTGAATCTCGAGATCGAGATTAAACAGAATACGAACATGCATCACAAGTTACTTGCGATTGATAGAGTGAAAGAACTTCAGAAAGATGAGATGATGACCAATCGTTCTGATGTAAACTATCTAAAAATCGTGGAGAAAAACTATGTACCGTTCATTCAATATCTTGAAGATGCACGTTTAGATGAACCGGTACAGGAAGCCTATACGGATGATGTCATAGAGGCTATGGAAGCTTTTCTTTCTGAAATTCGCGATTCTCTATCTGGATACGATTTTGATAGCGAAGAAAAAATACTTGAGGCTGCCGGCTATTCTAAAGAAGATAATAAGCCCGTATTCATCATTCTTACTTCTGGAAACACCCCATTGGCTAAGCTGATTAAGAAATCTACCGGAGATCAGTTTTCACATTCTTCGATATCCTTCGATATCTCTCTCAATCCATTGTATTCATTTGGTGCGGTTAAAGCGAAATTTGGTGGTCCTGGTAAAAATATGGGATTCATCAAAACCACACCAGATAGCGATCTTTGGTATACCAGCAAATCAAATGTCCCGTATGCCATATATGTAACACACGTATCCAGTTATAATATTGAAAAGATGAAGAGTCGCTTGGAATACTTTGTCAATAATCAGGATCAGATGAGATATTCCTATAGCGGTCTGGTTAGAGTCTTTTTCAATCTTAAATCTCCAAAGAGATATCACTGGTTTTGCAGCGCATTTGTAGCTGAAATTCTTAACGCCGGTAAACCTCTACCGAAAGATCCAACTCTATATAGGCCTCAGACGCTTACCTCTATTGATCAGGTTGATCTCCTGTGCACCGGACGGAATATCGTCGAATACGATGAAGAAGCTGCAAAGAAAGCTCTTAAGCTTATTCAAAGTGATACACCGGTGCTAGAATCTGGTCTTGTCAAATATCGAGATACGTATATTAGCGATATTAGCAAGTATATGAACATTCGTAGTTTCAAGTTTGGTAAAATTGATCCCATGCTTCTTAAGAGTTTTGCGAAGGAAGCGAAGGGTAAATTTTCCAAAATACGGGTTAGCCGAAATAGTTTCGGTGAACTTGTTATCGACGGTAAGCATCTGGTAGGATACTATAATACCGAGAAAAGAGAAAATCTCGTCTGGCTGCAGGCTTTTGAAATCTGTGGCAGGTATCGAGGACAGGGTCTATCTGTACAACTCCTTGATCGAGCGATCAAGAAATCTGGGTTGACAAACATTGCAATCAACCCTGCTAATGAACTTGCACTAAAAATCTATCAGGACTACGGGTTTATCGAATATTCTCGTACGGATGATAAGATTCTCCTTCACTATGAACGAGATTAAATAAAAAACAGAGGAAGACGCCTGTCTTCCTCTGTTTTTTATCTCTTTATTTCGCCGCAGACTTTTTCACATAGTCTTTGACGAATGCAGCCTGCCGCTCGGCCTTTACACGATCGATTTTGGCACGAACCTTGGTATAGAGAGTCGGATCGAGATTTGGAAGGAGGTTCTTGAAGAACCCACTGACGGTTCCACTGGTAAATCCATACTTCTGCCCAGCTTCTGCCATGGTGCTTTTCTTCCGACTCACGTAGTACTTGGCCATGGCAATGATCTTCTCGTTCTTGATCTCTTCCTCGGTCTTTTCAGCCTCGGGCTTCTTGCGCTTAATGATAGCCATGATTTTAGTATTCCTCCTTTCCTGGAGATTATAGGGTATAGGTTACCGGAATGTTTAACCCAAAAAACAAAGCCATAAATTTTTATACCCTTTGACCATTGAAAAAGGAGGATCTATTGATGGCAAATGGTTCCATTACAGAACGCAGAAAAAAGTTTATGGACTATCTCTGCAAAGTTCTGGACATATTAGATCCAAGTGGACAGAATTCAAAGAACTATGAAGAGTTCTTTGGAGAAATGTCCGATCAGGAATTCGATTCCTATATCAAAAAGTTTTTCAAGGATGAAAAGGCAAACATCTACCTTGAGATAATAGAATATGAGCGCGATCTTACCATGGAAGCGATCAAGAAATGTGCAGATTTCATGAAAGTTCCTCTGTTGGAAAGGGTTGCATATCCCTACCTAAATGGCAGTACAGAGGATGTGATCGTTACACCCTATCCCGTTCCAGTTGGGTACATTCATGAAAAGAGACTCCAGCAGACTCTAATGAAAAAGTCCGCAGGTTCTACAAAGATTCAGAAGAGGTCTCCTCTTACCGGACAGGTTACCGCAGAGGATAAGAACGCTCGAAATTCTGACCTTGAATCCTATTCTCTAGCTGCAGTTGGAGCAAATGCTGCACTTGCTGAATTTATGGATCCCAGAGCGGATAATGAAAAGGCAAAGCAGCAGATGTACAATGACATCTCTAAAAATGGGTTTGTTTCCCTTCAGGATCTTGACATGTATGACCCCAGAAATAAGGTTGCGCTAAACACGTTTAACACCTACTATCTCATGATGGGTGTTACCAGTAACCTGGTTGTTCCCATCGATTCAATTCCCGGTCCGTGAGAACCTTCTAAAACCTATGTCTACTTTTTTACACTCTATTTTTACCGGTGTATTTTTGATTTGAGAATGACATAGGTTATAATGTGAATCTTTCATAAGGAGGTCCTCGCTATCATGACCCAAATATCCAGTGAAAGGGCGAATGAAATGCTCGCTGATCGTGTACGCCTTAAGATCAGTATTATCGGCATTGGTAATGCTGGTAATCAGCTGCTCAACGAGGCCATCAAGCGTGAAAACGTACGCGTTTTCGCCGTAAATTCTTCCCAGAAAGATCTTGGAAATGCTGTTACCAATGCAGAAATTCCCTCCTTCATCATTGGTCATGACGCTAAGGGTGCAGGAAAATCACGTGAGTCCGCAGCCGCATTCTTTCAGCAGAATGGCGCAGAGCTTGCAACAGCAGTTCCGTCCTTCAGTAACATGTGTGATTCTTCTGACGTTATCATCGTTGCTGGGTCTACCGCAGGTGGAACTGGCTCTGGAGTCGCTCCCCAGATGGTCAGACTTCTTCAGATGATGTACAATAATAAGATCATTATCTACGTCGGAATTCTTCCTAGGATTACAGACGCTCCCAAGGCACAGCAAAACTCCATCGAATGCTTGAACGAGATCCAGGAATGTAAGGTTCCCTATCTCCTTGCTGATCTTGACTACTACAAGGGCGTACCAAATCATATTGCCTACCAGAAGATTCAGCAATACCTCATGGATTGTATCGATATCATGGGAGGGCGCTTTCTCAATCATTCTCAATATGGCATGATCGATGAAAATGACATGAGAGTGATTCTCAGTGAGCCTGGCTATCTTTCCATGTACAATCTGGCTGGCATCACTCAGTCTCAGCTTGAGAAGGAGACGATGCAGGCACAGATGGTAAAGCTGATCAAATCCTCGCCTGCAGCCGAACGCACTCGGAATGGAATCATCAGTCAGATGGGGGTTGTTCTAAACACTCCCGAAGAGATGACCGATGTCACAATGTCCAGTGACTACACTGAACTTACCGACTATATCGGAACACCGATCTCCATATTTGAAAACTTTGCAACGGTTTCCGGCGCAACTGGGCAGATGATCATCATTCTCTCTGGCCAGTCCAGTCCCATTGCCAGAATCAATGAGATGAATGAACGAGCTCAGCAGGCAACCGGTCTTGCCCAGACCGACTATGATTTTAAGAATATGATCGAAGGTTTCAACACCAAAGATCATAAGACCAACATTGATCTTACCGGAGAAACCCAGGAGAAGAATGAGGATGCTAAACGAGCGGCTGCTCTGAGTTTCTTCAAGAAGAACTGATAGTAGAATAGACATGCGATGAAATATTCGCATGTCTATTCTATTTTCGCTCGAGAGAAAGGTGACCTATAATGTTTGATGTAAACGACCATCCTCAGCAAAAGGTTCTGAACGAAGAATTTGGAAAAGTCCTTGCTAATACGGTAACGTCACTTGATTCCTTGTCTGGGACCTATTCCATCAGTCTTAAAGATGCAATTATCCAGTATCTCGATAGCTTTGTAGTCTACATCAATCGCTATCAGAAAATCGATGCTAGGATCATCAAGCATGAAGTTCGTAAAGCCCTGTTTGTACACGATCTTGTCTATAAGATCAAATCATTTTTCGGTATTAAAGAATAGGAAACCACTGCATATTTCCAATTCTGAATTAGATGCATGTATTTTTATTCTGAAATGCTAATATGGAAGCAATAACAGGCTAATCTATTTCGGAGAAAGGCAGGCAAAAACCGATGTTCGAGTATGACAAAATCGTGAAAAAGCTTGAGAAGTTCGATGAACTTCCCGAAAAGAAACAGAAGAAAACTCTCAATCGGGTCTTCTGTGACGAGAGTTTTCGTGAATGGTTCTATGGAGTGGGAGATAACAAAGACTCTCAGCCCATGAATAACACCATGATCCAGAAGCTCTTCAATCTCCTTGCCCGTCCGGTGGTTGTCAAAGTTCTCATCGACTTCATCAATTCTCAGGATTCTGAGACCTTTGATCGAACCTCCTGTGCAATTGCATTTCTCGTTATCGATAACGGGATTGATGCACTCAATAAGGCAAATGGAGATGTGAGCGAGGAATCAAAGAACGGCTCTCTTTCCAGTAAGGAACTTCGTACCTATAAAGAAAGATCCGAACGCTATACCGAGTATATGGGAGATCTCCTCAATGCGATCAAGGAGAAATCTGGCCGGGAGGTTAAGGAGATCTGCAAAAAGTGCAATCTTCCCAAGACTCTGGTCTATACGACCTATTTCATCGTCCCTGGTCGTAAGTATGTTCCTAAGTATAAGGTTTCCATGTACATGAACCAGATTCTCCGGGAGACCTACAAATATGTGGGTTCTAATGGGTTGGAAAACATCGAGATGATTCGCTGGGGAAGTCTGTTTGGGCCCTATTTTGGCTCTGATATGACCACCTCTGCTGCAGTCTCCATTCTTCTCGAAGGTGTAAAGCGTATCGAAGCGTATCAGTCCACCGAGTATTTCGACGATGTGAAATCTGTCTGGAATTCTCTGACCAACTTTGCTCTCAGCGAACTCGATAATGCACCCGAGAATGTCCGGCGCCAGATGGTAGAACTCTATATCAAGAAGATTGACAGACTTTACCGCAATGGAAATGGTCCCAGGCTCCGTGTGAACGTTCTTCAGCTTCCCAGTGAGTTTAATAATCTGATCGGCACCATTTCTCGCTATTCGGACCGGATCGAGTCTATTGTGAAGACAGGACTGAAGCCGGTTGCTGATTTCAAGCAGAAGTATGTTGATGAACCCCGTCGTAAGCGGGACATCGACAATGCGATCAAGGACATCGCTGAGAAGACTCGGGATTCCTCGGATGAATCCAAAAAGGATGATGATATCGATTTTTCCTGGATGAAAACTCCCAACCTGTCTACCGAGGATGAAGAGGAATCCGAAACCCTTCTGAAGGGTGTCAAAAACGAAAAGTTGATGAAACCCATCGAAGACGACTATTTTTCCGAGGAAGAAGATGAAGATGAGAAGGCTACTCCCCCGGCATACTTTGAGGAGGATGATTGATGGTGTCGTATGCTGACAAATTAGTGGCTATGTCGTATGCTGACAAACTGCTGGCGGGTTTCGGTTTCATTTTGGAAAATAGGAATGATCCGCTGGCTATCAATGATGGATGCCTTGTCTACTATTACAGAGGAAACGATGAGTCGAAGAAAAAATATGTTCTGCGCATCGGAAACGTTTCCGTTGTGATGTGGAATGGGAATAGTTCTATTACGATTCCCAACGAGCTTATTATTCCGATCGCAATAAAGCTTAATGAGATGCATGGACTTCTGAATTGGGAAGACTGTCCTTCATTCTCTTCTGCGATGATCGAATATCTTGGAAATTCCTATAGCGGCGATCAGAATCCTAAGAACGATGATGCTTCTCAGAAAGAAGTTGAAGATGAGAAGGTTTCTGATGACACTGCCTGCGAGTCTAAATGTGCTGCTGAAGAGCTGGCAGATTCTACCGCGGATGATTCCGCGGACCAGTATGAGACCAGGATGTTCACTGCCATTGTATCCGTTCCCAGGGTATGTGAGGCGGGTAAATACGAGCATAACATTCACGTAACTTCTGACAATCTCACTTCCATGCAACACCTGGCGATGCTTAAAGCCGCCGTTGACAACATGCGCTAGATCCAAAAAGATCCCCTTGAGAAGCGTATAGCCATCTCAAGGGGATCATCTATTTTTTCGTTAGAAAGGAGTGTACGATCATGTCTGCGGTTGATCAAGCACTGGCTGAACTCGGATACAAACTGAAATCTGATCCTGATAATCATGACATCATTGTCTATTCTAGCATTGAGACGGTCTATGATCCAGAAGAAACTTTTATTGAGCATATCATTCAGATCGATAAAAGTGGTTTGGATTCCTTCATCAATATCTTCAAAGAGATCCATTTCGGAAGTTTTAGAGAGCCGGAAACAAAAAATGTCAAAGATGTCAGCTCTCGCCTATTTCTTCCGATCCATTACACTAACTCTCCGTTGGAATATCGAGAAAAGAGAAAACTTCCACTGAAACTTATTCCTCTTTTGGCAAAGAAGATCGAAGAAGTTAATCTTGCTGAAGAATAATAGGCATCTTTCAATATAGAAAATTTATTCTTTCCCTCAACATGTCCCTAATTCCCACGAACCAATGGGAGTTGAATCTAAGGAATTTGGGGGTTAGATCGCAGATGCTAACGATCATAAACGAGGATCTTATGTCCTTTGAACCTACGTTTGTGAACGATAAAATTAACCATCATAAATATCTCAAACTCAGAATTCTTACCACCAATAGGCTTCTTCAGAAGCAGAGTGACCTTGGTCATAAGGATCCGAGGTCGAAGAAAAATACTACTCGTACCGGAGAAAACTGCCTTGTAGACCAGGCTGATAAAATCTTAGCTGTAAATCGGGAAATTCTCCGAATTTCTGCTCCTTCCAGAGAAATCGAATCTAGCTTTAAAGCTGGACTGAAGTTTGCAAGTTTTCCTATCGATTGGAAGAAGTATCCGATGTCTGTATATGTTACCAGTCTGAGCAGATATTCTAGACAGGTTGATCTCCGCTGTCATGAGACCGGGGATGATAAGGCAAATATTTTCATCATTGCCTTTCCTTTCAACGGGATGATCAAACCTATCAAAGAGGATCCCAGATATCGGGTCTATAAGGGATTTATCTCCAGTTCGATCAAACCCTTTTTCCATGCAAACCGCAAATATAGGAAAGTTCTCTATCTCGTGATCGAGATCAATAAAAATCTTTTCAAAAAAGATCACCAGTTCCATACAGATAACATCGACATTTCTCTCGAATCCTATGCCCTTTTTACGGATAAGTACAGTAATGAGAGAAAAACAAACCATGAGAAAATGACCTTGAATATCACTTCTCCGAACGGAGACCATAGCCTGGAGTGGAACTATGAGGTTATTGATCATGAGATCTTCATGAATCTTCCCAATGTTGATCTATGGCCGACCTACACATTTTCGAAGGATGGAGCGGATTCTCAAAAATCCATTCCGCAGTCTAGGAATAAGAAAAAGAGTGGTCAGAGACCGATGGTGGTCGAAGGTAATACCATGGTTACCACCAATAAGCATGGAATACGTAAGGAAATTCCACTGGGAAAAGAGAGAAATACAAGGCCATACTATTCTGATCGGCAGTATTCCTATGACAAGGATATATCTCAGAAAAATGAGACCGCCCGAAAGAACGGTAGGGGAAAACAGAATAAAAAGGGCCGTCGCAAATGATAATCTATCGAACGGATTCTTCGGTTTTTCGGAGAATCCGTTCGCAATTTCAATGATGTATTCTTGGCATGATAGGAGGATTAGAATCATGTCGAAACTGTCAACGACTGATAAAATTACCATTGGTTCCATCGTTATCCTCGGTGTCGCAGCTCTGTGCATTCACCAGGAAATTAAACGTGTTGAAACCGTTGGTACAGCGATTCGAAGGGATATTGACTACGTAAACCTTGCTCTGGAAAAGAGTCAGAGAGATATTCGTGCAGGAAACGCTTATCTTCAGCAGGGTAATGACATGCTTAGAAAGCTTGTGGGTGAAGCCTATGGAGTCGAATCCTAGTAGATCTGTCATAGATATTTTTCTCGTTCTTTCCATTGGTGTTTTTAGTCTTGAGACCATCCTACTTGTAAATGAACTGATTGAGTTGAATCAGATCATGGTGGAATCTGATCGTCTCTTAAGGATGACCAATCCCAGGCTCTATGAACTCTATAGGCCCGCTCGTGAAGAATCCTAGATCCATTTTCATTAATGGACAGGAGATATGTAACTTCAATAGCTATTTTTACATCAAGAGAGGAGATTTTGCAGATGAAAACCTTCATTACCATCTCTGTGGGCGTTGCCATTGGCCTGGTCATTGCCGATCTCGTTACCGAGGGAGAAGCCCATCGCCGCATCTTCCATGCCGTAAGCGCCTGCCTGGCTGTGGATGCCGCTGAGGAAGAGTAATCTTCCGGAAGAGAATGAGGGGGATCCCTTTTAACCCCCTCATTCTTTCTTTTTTATAAATAAAATCTGAATTTTAATTCCGATTTCCATTGTCGGTATATTATTTTCATAGATGACAGTAGAAGGAGGTTTATCTAATGGCTCTGATAGACGAACTTGAATCGAAGGATAAAAATGGATTATTTAAATCCAATGATAACATCGTCTGCTATCCTACCGGTATCACCGTTCTCGACTATGCCAATGGTTATTGGACGGAGGTTATGGGTCCGGATGGAGAAATGATCCATGTGCCAAACATTGGAATACCTGGCGGCTCTCTTGTATCCATCATAGGCTCTACCGGTAATGGAAAAGCCCTTCCTAATAGTACCATGTTGCCTACGCCTAATGGGCTGAGAAGAGCAGATGAAATTCAAGTTGGAGATTATCTGTTTGATCGGTTAGGTAAGAAAACTAGGGTATTAGGAATCTATCCCCAAGAAGGACTTCTCGATAGCTATGAAATTAGGTTCCAAGATGGACGCACTGCAAGATGTTCTAAAGATCATCTCTGGACAGTTATGACACCCGAAGGAAAATTACGTTCTGAACCATTGAACACATTGGACTTGCTTGTTAGAATTGACTTGGACTTACTTGTTAGATCTGATTGGTCAACTAGAAAACAGGCAATTGCTGCTCAGCATCTTTCCATCCCAAACAACGGTCCTGTTCAATATGAGGCACGTAAACTAATGATTCATCCTTGGGTATTTGGAGTGCTTATTGCAAACGCGAATTTTAGAGAGACATATCTTTCTATTAATACTACAAGTGATGAAATTCCTAAAAAGATAGCAGAACTCACTGGATGGACCTATCTTAAAGTGTCGGAATTCGACCTTACGAATGGCAACCGGTATTGTTTCTATTCCAATGAGACCTGCCATTATATTTGCACTCAAGATTACCTAGAAAATTATCCCAACATGTTTGAAACCGATTCTCATGAAAAGCACATTCCCGATGACTATCTCTATAACTCAGTAGAAAATCGGATGGATTTGCTTAGAGGCCTATTGGATATGGGTGGATTCATCGATTCTAAGGAATATCACATAGGCTATTCTACATCATCAAACCGGTTAAAAGATGATGTTGTTAATCTCGTAAGATCTCTTGGCTATTTTGCATCCGTAGATTCAGATGTTGCAATCTCCTGTCCCGATGAGGATAAGCCGAATCTGTTTAGCATTGGTGATAAGCTTTCGCTTGCACAAGAAGCTGCTTCATCCCATAACAGCGGAAGAAACTATGATCAGCTGGCCATTGTGGATATCAAGAAGGTTGGTCAGGATAAAATGCGGTGCTTTATCGTTGACAATGATGAGCATCTGTTTCTCACCGAAAACTATGTCGTTACCCACAATTCCACATTTGCAGAGCAGATCGGTTGGAACATTGTAAAAGGTTTTGATGATGGACTTCTTTTCATTGTGGACTGTGAGAAATCTGCGGAGAGAGAGCGCATCTGTAATATTCTCGGCTGTCCAAGGGATGAGCCTAGATTGATCATCGATAAGCAGAGATCGTCAATCGATGATGTTCTAGAAAGTTTCGACCTTCTCTGTAAGACCAAAGAAGCCGGTGGGAAGAAGTACATGTATGAGGTGCACAACAGGACCTTCAATGGAGATACGTTCTGGGCCTATGTACCTACAGTTTATATCATCGATTCTCTTCCGAAGTTTAATTGTCGTGATTTTAACGATAAGGATCTTGGCGGTAATGTGGATTCCATGAGAGGAGCTAGGGATGTGACAAGGTTCTATACCAACGTGGTAGATAGAGCCTGGCAGTTTAATGTGATTTTCATCGTTATCAATCACATTCGTCCGAATCTTGTGATGAATCCCTATGCCAGTCCTCCTCGTGGTCTAATGATGATCAATCCTCAGTCTGAGACCCTTCCCAGAGGCTCTGTGGCCCAGTACTATTCCTCGGTATACTTCAGAATCAACAGCAAGAAATCTGCCGCCTATACGCTTGCGGATGATGGGTTCACCGGATTCAAGTGCGACATCCAGCTGGCTAAATCCAGAACCAATGTTGTTGGATCTTCTTTTCCGGTTACCTTTAACTCGGATAGAGGGTTTGATCCTATCTATTCCATGTATGAATTTGCGAACTCTCTTGGTCTCATCTCTGGTAGAAATCCCTATCTGGTGCTTCAGGGGTTTGAAGAACGGAAGTTCAATCGTAAAGAATTCGTCACTCTCATGACCGTTGACGAAAACTTCCGTAATGGAGTTCTTACCGTACTTCGGCCATACTATGAATCTCTCCTGAGTTCGAAGAAGGAGAAGGTTGCCGAAGTGAAAGAAGTACCTGATCTTGATCTGGTGGTGAACTATTATGGCTAAACTTACTGGCATGGAAATCGTGAAGGAGGTTGAACGGGGTCATATTATCATTGACCCCTTTGATCTCTCTAGAGTAAATCCAAATAGCTACAATCTTCGACTCGGAAATAAACTTCTCGTATATCGAACTACCGATATGGGATCTGATCCTGAAAAGGAAAGACGAATCCTTTCCTTACCAAGGGCTGTAAACACAGCACCTGGATATAATGATGTGATTCTGGACTCCCACGCGGATAATCCAACAGAGGAGTTTATTATTCCTGAAACCGGGTTTCTTCTTCAGCCTGGCATACTATATCTTGGGACCACCATGGAAAAAACCTGGACGGATCGATACGTTCCGGAACTTGGTGGGAGATCGTCTACAGGAAGACTTTCTATGATGGTACATATCACCGCCGGTTTCGGTGACGTTGGTTTCGATGGAAAGTGGACGCTGGAGATCGTTGTGTTTCACAATCTGATCGTCTATCCAAACGATGAAATCCTTCAGGTTCATTTTACCACAACCAAGGGAGATCTCGGGTTCCAGTACAATGGTCGCTATAATCATCAGGACGATGTAACTGCATCTCGTTTCTACATGCCGAAATCCGGTGTATTCTTCAATGGAGAAAAGGTTGAAGAGGATTCAGAAGAAAAACTCTTAACGATTCCTCGTAAAAGAAGACCTCGTCCATCTGACCTATTTGCTCTCAGACCAGGAGATATGGTCTCTCTAATGGCATCTTGTGGATCTCCTGAAGCACATGAGGAAATGGAATGTGTGAAAGCAGATCTCACCTTTGTCGATAAAAATGGTGAGGAACACCTGGTCAGCTACAAGTTAAAATGAGAAAAACGCTAGAGAGGGAAGACATCTTCCCTCTCTAGTGGATCTGATAAGGAGGAGATAGGATGGCCGTAGATGTCCATCTCAAACAGCGACTAGAAGAGTTGGACGAAAAATATGGTGGAGAAGAACTCTACCGTATATTCGGTCCAACAAGTCTTACCTGGAATACAACAGATAGTTCCAGAATGTACATGTTTACCTCTCATCTTAAACAGACTCTCACCCTTCTTAACCCGGATGTGCCAAGATTGGCAACTGGTATGGAGAATTCTGTTGGTAAATATAATAATGCCTATAAAAAGCTTGACGGTACGTGGGAGGTAAAACAGATCATCCCGAAATTCACTCTTACGGATGATCTGAAAAAGAGCCCGGATGGTAAAAAGGTTCAGATATTCATGCTGGTTCTCTATAATCGAAAGACGAATACCTATGATATGATAGAGAAACCCGTTGCAGAAAGTCTGACAGAAAAATTTGGGTTCGTCTATAACACCGAATTTATGGAATCTCTTGAGGTTGGAGATCGAATTACCGATAGAGTGCTCTACAAGTCCACAGCATACGATGATCATATGGCCTATCGCTATGGTAAGAATGCGAGAGTGTTTTTCTCCACTTCTACGGACACCATTGAAGACGCTATTGTTATACGCAAAGGCTGGGCTGATCAGGTCAAATCCGTTGAGATAGATGAGGTTCAGGTTCCCATTAACGATAACGATGTACTACTCAATGTTTACGGTGATCGTAATACCTATCTCGCGTTTCCTGAAGTAGGTCAGGAAGTGAAAGACTCCCTTATCTGTGCAACTAGAAGAATCAATAGAGCGCATTTGCTCTACGATTTTCAAGCTTCAAACATGCAGGAAGTCATGGATACCGATACCGACTACTATGTCGGTAAACATTCGGTGGTCTATGATATCAATGTGTACTATAATGGAGATGGAGATTTTCCACAGACCCTATTCTATCAGCAGTTGTATAGATACTATCAGGATAACTGCAGATATGCCGATGCGATTCTTGAATGCTGTAACCGTATTAAAGAGGAGGCAAAGACTGAAGGCTGTCACTATACTCAAAATGTGAGCTACTATCGATCCATCTACCTACATTGGAACGATCCTGAATATAAGTGGGCAAATAAGGATCGGAGTTTTGGAAATATCATTCTCGAGCTAAAAGTAAAATCTGTGGTTGGTCTGGATCTCGGGTCAAAACTATCTGGTCGCTTTGGAAACAAGGGTGTTATTTCCAGAGTTGTAGACGATACCAGTAACGACTTGCAAGACAACATAATCGAGATTCTTGATGATGGAAATCTTAGTCAAGATGATAAAAGAGTTCTTAGATCCAAGATCAACATTGTTGATGATGAACGTATGCCATACTACCTCACAGATGATGGAGAGAAAGTGTACGCAGACGTTCAATGTAACGCATCGGGTGCAATCCGCCGCCTCAACCCCGGTCAACTTGTAGAAGTTGAGATTAACTTCCAGGCAGATCAAGTGCAATATCTCATGAAGCGCGCTAGGACAATGCGGGAGAAGGAAGATATCTTCTTCCGTTTTATGAACTGTGTGTCTCAGGATGAGTGTACATTTTTCAGAAATCTCTACGATTCCTATGATCAGGTGAAGAGTGTGGATGGACTACAGGTTCGTCTTATGTCACCAGAACATAGAAAGGCATTTATCCAAGATGTGGAGGAGCATGGCTTCTATATCGTCAGACCTCCTCATAAACCGCTTCTGTTTGACGACGTGATCAGAGTGTACGAAGAGTTTCCCGAAATCAAACCGAAAGATATCTACGTAGATATCTTTGGCACGAAGCAGAGAAAGACTCTGAGACCCGGTGTCATCGGGTACATGTACATGATCGTTCTGAAGCAGAATTCTAACAAGAATTTTTCAGCAAGATCTACCTTTAGGGTAAATAGATCAAACCTTCCAGCGAAGGATATAGCAAAGAAAACCAATCGAAGCTCCTATGCAAGAACTCCGGTTAGACTCTCTGAAATCTACAATCTCCTCGCTTCAATTTCAGGTACTGACCTTGCAGAGTATAACATCTTTTTGAGATCTTCCGCTCTAGGTCGTAAATCACTCGACCGCATCCTTTCCGCCACCGGAAATCCACTTAAAATCCGAAAACTTAAGGTACAGGATAATTTCACCAATGCCAATGCGGATATTCTTGCAGCAAAATTAAAAACCCTAGGACTCAGACTCTACTTTAGTCCGAACCCCGAGGGTAGAACAGAGATCTACGATGATAATGTAATGAAGACCATGATATTCGGTGACTATATGGTTATAGATCATCCCCATACGAGAAAGATGTATAGAATGCTCTTTGATGCCTTTGAGCAGGAAAAGAAACAGTTTATCATGCTCGAAACCTATCCCGGAGAAAAACTTGATCTGTGTTGGGATAAGGTGTTTGAACGTGATGACATTCGAAATTCCGATTTTAAAGATGAACTGACGGACGAGCTTAGGGAATCTCTTAAGGTTACAACAAAAGGTAATCTTGAGGACGCTCGAAGGATCATCAAAAATGGGAATTCTAAAGCATCTGGATCTGGTGATGGCGGTGGAAGTCATCGTCGGCGTGGACGTAGGTCGAAAGCAGATATTGAAGCACAGAAAAAGCAGTTTGAAGAAAATCAGGACGAAGAAGACCAGGATCTTTCTGAAGATGAGCCCGAGGATCTTGATGAAGAGCATTCTGAATCCGAAGAACCGGCCATTGAAGATCTCGAATAAATAAAAAAGAGACTAGCGGAACTACTCCGCTAGTCTCTTTTTTTGCTTTGAGTTATTACCCAACCCAGCCCCACTCGTCGAGAATGCGCTGAACGTCAGCGCGCAGACGCTCAGGGACATCATCCATCGTCTTCTGACCCTCAACGATCAGACGAGCATAGATCTTAGCCATCTAGGTGTCCTCCTTACAGTTCGATGATCATCTCGTAGAGCTCGGTGACAGCAAGCTGCAGATCAACGATGCTCTCGTAGTCGGTCTTCATGGTCTTTTCCAGCTGCTCAGCAGCCTTCTGGGCCTTCGTCTTCTCGTTCAGAACAAACGTGACCTTGGTGGCGCTGATTTCGAACAGGGAGATCACCGCGTCGTTCATGACCTCGGTAACCATCTGGCCATCATCACCCTCATACTGAATGGTGACGGTGTCGAGCTTACCCTCAAAGTCACCGATGCGCAGACTGGTATTGTCGCTGATGAAGTTGTTGCCATTCATCACCAGGCTACCGATGACAGTACCATCGGCTAGAGTAATCTTGCACATTTCAGATTAAACTCCTTTCAGTTCTAGATATAGATTGTCTAAATTTTCTCGCTGTTGTTTGCTCATGTACCGATAATGAGCTTTGAACCATGATTTGTACAATTGTTCAAACTCATCTGAAGTTAAAATCGGTGCGAGCTTTTTGAGTTTACGTCTCATGGCAGTTAGTCGTTTTTTATTGATCTTTACGATCACACGACCTGTCTCGGTTAGACTATATGTCATCTGAAGAAACTTCCAGTTTGAACTGACAGGTACTATCGTAGTTTTCTTTTCAGAAATAAAAATTCCGATACTAGAAGCAACCTCTCGAATCTGCTCTAGAAGTATCTTCAGTGTCTTCCTATCCCTGTGTATGATATAGCTATCGTCCATATATCGTCCATAGTATTTCATACCACAGCGAATTTTAATGAAGTTATCAAGTTTTGTGGGATACATGATCCCAGCAATCTGAGCCAGCTGATCGCCTATGTTCATGTGTTTATCCATGAATTTTTCACCGGTTTTCAGAGATCGTGGGATCGTCTGATATTCCAGTGAATTAAATACCGCAGAGATGCAGTTTTTATAGGCTTCGTCATCCATATAGGATACGTCAATTCTGGCACCATCGATGATCAGATTGAGAACGAATCTGGAAGTTTCATCCAGATCCGTATATCGATCAAATAGCTTACGAAGTTCGTCGTGCCTTATGTTATCATAGTATTTGGTGAAATCCAGCAGAAGAACATAACCCTCGTTTGTACCTTCATGTAGGTAGTATTTGTGAAGATGTGTTAGCAGTCTTCTACGGGTAAAATCCATGCCCTTTCCTGTTAGACTCGCACCATTATCATAGATAAGATATGGACGGACCTCCGGAGATAGTATATTGTCACAGAGTACATGTTTGATGACCCTGTCACGAATATGCTCGCCGGAAACATAGCGGATTTTGCCACGCTCTCTAAGAATAAAATCGGATGTTGGTGACAGCCGATATGCCATATTGTAGAGCTCGTCCTGGATTCTGGCTATTTCAGGTAAATAGTTAATTTCAAACTGCTGGACCTGAGATTTCCAGTCACTTCCACTCGAAGCTCTCTTAAAGCCTTCATAGAGTTTGTTGGCATCATCCAATATCTCACGCTGATAATCACAGCTCTCGTAAGAGGTGATGTCGTGTTTAGTATTTACCACATCGGATTCTTCTCTGAGTTCGACCATCATGTTGACCATCGACTCTGAACTAGGACCCGGGTGGGTAGGATAACCTCTCCTTTCTACTTCCACAGACAACTCTGGTCTTTTTTCGTGGTCTATAGAAATCGGGACGGACACCATTCGTGTTGTTGGCGTTGTTGTTGTTGGCATTGCCATTGTTGTTCACATTAGCGAAACTCGCAAGCACTTGTATCAGAGATTACCCTCGGACAAACACCCTTTCGGGCATGCCCTTATTCTTTTGTTGATCCTCAGATTCCTTCAGATCCACATCTTTACCGAGAAGTTTGAAGGTATCCTCATTGATTTCGGTGAACGGATTTCCTGTGATGAGTTTCGCTTCCTCCTCTATAGTTTCTTGCGAAGCCGGAATATCTCCGGTAAGAATCATGTTCCTAAACCGGCCGTCAGACTGTCTCCACTTCTTGATGAGCCTAACCTCATTTTCAATACCCTTGGCAAGTCTCGTATACTTATTATGATCTACAGGTAGTTCCATGATGACGGTAAACAGATTCTGCTGCAGTCTTGCACAGTATCCAAGTGCTCTATCCTGGTGAATGCGTCTTTCAATGAGTTCCTCTCTCATCGTAGGATAGATGGAGTTTGCCATGAATACCTCTGAAGTGATGTCTCTCATATCGGTCAATATGGCTATCTTCATCTCACGAATGAACCAGTCCTCAAAGGAATCATAGCGCTTCTTCAGTTTATCAAACTGCTCCCGCTCAGAACTATCCAGCTCATCATAGGTGGCATTCATCTTCCCCATCATGCGAAGTACCTTTTTCTCCGCCTTATCTCGACGATAGCCAAAGTCAAAGAGAAGTTCGTTATTGATTTCTCTCCTCATACGATATAGGTTTTTAAATACCATGAACTGCGACTCTGTTCTCTTATTCTTCACAACGGACACGATCATCACATCCTTTCTATCATAGACTATTTTTATATGAAAAAAGTTCATTATAGGCTTTTTCAAAGAAAAAAATGGGACTCTGGTGCTAAGCACCAGAGTCCCATTAGGTTTCTATTCAGGACCTATTACAGATCCACATGTACTATGGTTCACATAGAGCGTTTCAACCGTATGTCGTGGGACAAATGATCGAAATTTTAGGTGTTTACATGCCGCTTCTGATTAAACCTAACACAGATCTCACCGGATAAACCGGTTCGATCAAGTGTTAGATTTAACCTATGATGGAGAAAACGGGACGGACACCATACGTGGTGGCGGCGTTGCTGTAGTTGGCACTGCCACCGCCGTTCACACTAGCGAAACTCGCCGAAGTCACGATATCCTGCAACCAGAAATACTGCCGGTTGGAAATCAGATGCGGGGCAAAACGGAACAGAGGGAACTGCGTCTTGTCCACGGTGTACTTATAGTGGTTAATGTTATTCGAGTTCATGGCGGCAACGATGTGCCCACCATACATATTCACCTCGTTCGGCAGCTCAAGGAAAGAGTCGAACCAGCCACCGCCGGTACCGACACCATCAGTGGCGGCGTTTACGAGGTACTTACGCATACCCAGGATGTGAGAAGCGCCGAACGCGTTAACGATGGTGTCCTTCGCGGACGCGAGCCCGGAGGAACGAACGTCGTAGCTAACGGTGCAGTCTGCCAGCTTCACATAGTAGGTGGTATCAGACACGGTGATGGTACCGGTAGTGGCATTCACGTAGGTCGCCGTGGTGGCAGCCTCAGTGGTACCAGCTTCGGTAGTGCAAGCCGAGTCGCTATAGTAGGTGGTATCAGAAGGAGCCGTATAGACGGTGGTACCGCGATACATGGTGGACCCAACGTAGCCACCGTCAGTGGTGTTCGTGGGGTTCATCTGGGCGTTGTAGAGAGGAGCATCGGGCATGAGGGTCACATGGTGCTTGTTCACATCCCCCAGAATGGGAATGGTATGCTCCACGTTGTTACCGTCAACCCACTTGTGGGAAGCGTTCCCGTTACCATCGCCGCAGCGATAGTAGTAGTCGAACGCCACGATACGGTAGTTCTTGCTGCTGATGGTCCAGTAGTCGCCAATGTAGAGGTCGTCAAACGTACCAGCAGAGATGGCGCTATACTGGGCGGCGGTGATGGAACTGCCGAGGGACTTGCCACGATAGATGCCATTGTGGGCACCGGCGTTGCTGCCCATCCCGGGCAGGAAGTCCCAGAGCTGCTGCATGGTGGCCTTACGAGCACCCGTGCCGTTGTGGGTGACGAACAGGGTAGACTTGGTGAAGGCGTCAAGGGCAGTCAACTCGGTAATTTTCTTGGTTTCCTGTGCCATTGGAAAAAATACCTCCTTTATAGAGTGAGAATGTTGGCATGGAATAATTCTAGACGTCTTTTTATCAACGAGCGATCTTTCCTATCAGGACGGTCATGAGTCGTCCACAAGGAATCTGTGGTTGAGAGCACTATTGGTGGCCGTACGCAGAGCGATGAGCTCTCTGACGGTAGAGATCAGCAGACTAGCCTGCTGCTTCTGCCTGAGCTCAAGGTCAACAATGTGACTGTTGTAATCCTGCAGTGTGCGTAGCACATCTGTAAGTGTATCTCCGATTGTAGAGACGGATTTTTCCAGAGTGAATACCCGGTTCTGGAGATCAGCTATAGCCGAGTCAACGCTCCAGTTATCCACGATGGGATATTCCGTCGCGTCGTCGACAAGAAGAACTCCGTCACCAACCTCAAGTGCGGCCCAGTACTCATCGGTACTAACCATCTCATACAGGTGGTCCAGAATTTCAGCCATCTCCTCGAGCTGCGTTTCCGCGTCAAGAATTCGGGTTTCCACACTGGTACCATCGGAGAGCTTAAAATTCGCGTCGAGATCCATTCTACTATTGCCGGCAGTTACCAGGTAAACCACATTTCCGTTCTTTTTCAGAACGAAGCGATTTCCTCTAATGCCCACATTGAGTTTGGCATCTCCCGCATCATGGACGGCTGCGATGTTGAGAATATCCCCCATAGGCACGATCCTCCTTTCCTATAGACCTTCCGTCCCAGAAAGTGAAACGAAAGGGGAAAGAGTTACCCACCATCATTCCTATTGGCGGAGCTTTCCTCGATTTAGATCAATTTCCGTCCACTTAAGTCTGTGTCATATGGTTCATATTTCTAAACAAAAAAATCATCCATATTCCGAATCCGGAATATGGATGATAGAACTAGTCCTCGACACGGACAATGTAGTTTCTACTGATGTTATCGGTCGCCGTTTTTCCGATGAGATCGATATCAAACGTTATATTACTGATATCTGGTATCGGATAGTCATAGATTTGATTTCCATCTCTATCTTCGGCTAAAATGGTCTGTGGAGTTCCATCTCCATCTACGATAAGAACGTACTCCACACCACGATCCTCGTATTTTAGCCACTTATCACCATCAGATGAACTGGACTGTTGATCGGAAAAGTATTTTTTCTGGATAATCTCATCATCCTCATCGGAATAGTCAAGACCACCAACTTCAATCGAATCGTCCTCAGATCCACTAACTGCCGCATAGCCTCCAATACCATTGACCATACCGGTTCTAGAGCTACTGAAGATGCTCTGAAGCGTATTCGGATTGATGTCCGAAGACCCACCAGCTTCCGCTTCTTTACGAGCCTGCTCTTTGGCACGGAGTTCAAAGGTTGCCTTCTTTATGCTATTGAGCTCTTTCACAATTGCCAACTGGGTGTTATGATAGGAATTTTTGGCGGTGATCATATCTGACATGACTTTGCCGCCTCTACCAGGAACGCGCATGCGTTCGATATCCCTCTCTAGATTGGCTTTATCTCTGGTAACTTCATCATAGAGTTCTCTGAGCTTGGTTTCCGAATCTGCAAACGATTTTGTTATTTCAGAAGATTCCTTTGAAGCGGCACTGTCTCTCGCGTACTTACGACCCATGGAAACGAGTCTATTTCTCATTTCCACATCCTCGTCTGCACCCAATCTATCGTCATCTAGAAAGCTGTCAAACTGGTCTGCTCTGAGAAGATCCGCCTGTTCAAGTAAACGCCTTGATCTTGCGGTGGTTTCATCGAGATCCCTATTTCCGGTTCTGAATTTTCCAATATCTTCTTCATCATCGCCAAAATCTTCAAAGAAACTATCAAACTCTCTGGTCTTTGTTTTAGATCCTTTTTTTGTAGATTTTGTAGACTTCCGAGAACCGACGCCACTCTCTTTTAGGTATGTATCGATCGACAGAGTCCCTAGATTAAAGTCAATTACGGACCCGATTTCTTCATTTGAAGCTTTTTGAGAATTTTCATGAGGGGTACCACTGATACCTGCGAGATCCTCCTCAAAACCCTCATTTCCAGCCAACATAGAAAGCTTTGATTTAAGATCCATGGAATGAAATTCACATCCCTTCTATGGTTTTAGCTGGATGTTGATCTATCCGTAAATTTAGAATATCTGCAGTGAAAAAATATATTTTTAATGTGATATATAAAAAGCTAGAGTGAGGTATGAGGATATGAAATTTCTTCCAGAGAATCTTGTGAGACCTCATATGATTCCCATTAACATACTTTATCATAATCCTGGCTATAGTGTGGATGGGCAATACGCTTCCGACATTCTAACGATTGTCTATAAAGATCAGGATACCGGTGAGAAGATCGTATACGAAATCGCAGAACCTCCCATTGAAATCTATATTGTGAAGCCGGAACTCAGAACCTTTACGCACATGCGGGATATGATCCAAATGTCCGAGTGTGATTGCTATAAGGTAAAATACAGATCCAGATGGGCATTTGCAATGAAACAGCTTGGTCTTAGTTCTGCAGATGAGGCTAAGACGAGTCCCTATGTGTTCAATGCCGATATTCCCATCGAAACCTACTATCTGATTCAATTTATCAAGGAATATCCAACGGATAGATCGAAAAACCTTAGTCTAGGAAAGCTCGATATCGAAAACGATATTATCCGATGGGATGGTGATTTCCCCGGCTATGGAGAACCTCCGATCAATGCGGTTACCTACATCAATATGGAGACCAATGATGTCTACACATTGGTTTTAATGAAGGATGACATTCCCAAGGTATCTGAAACCCATCCCAAGTACAATGAATACAATAGAATGCGAGACCATTTCTATGAGCAGGTAGAAGAGATTCGTGCTCACCCAGAGATGATGGTTCAGGCGTGTCATGAGAAATTTGATGAACTCTATCCGGGCATGACCTACAATCTTCTCTATTATGAAGATGAAGCCCAGTTGATGCAAGATCTCATGACCATCATCCATCAGACCGATAATGAATATATCGGGATATGGAACAGCCCGTACGATATGCAGAACATCATGCTTCGTCCTGCAGTTCTTGGTCTAGAGGCCACTGATCTAATTCCCGATAGGCGTTTTTCTGTAAAGATGGTTGGATTCAGAGAGGATTCAAATCCGGTCTTCCATAAGAGAAAACATCAGTGTACGACCTATACGGTTCCATCCTTTGAGGATGATATGGTACTCTATTCTGGAATTAACGCAGGTCGTGGCGTTCTCGCATCCCATAAGCTCAACTACATTGCTGAAAAGGAACTGAAGGATACAAAGTACGACTACAGTGAAGTTAGTGACATTATCCATCTCTTCTACGACAATCTGAAAATGTTTATCCTCTATAACATCAAAGACGTGCTTCTGCTCTGTGGACTAGAAAACAAAACCCATTCTATGGATGTCATCTACAGTCGTATGTATCAGATGTTCGTGTTTCCTCAGGAAGCGTTTACAACAACCAAGGTCGTCTGGAATTCGATGATCAAGTTTATGTACGATAATGGCTATGTACCAGGAACCAACCGAAACCGTGGTAAGAAGCATAAGACCATGATCGACTATGCCGCGGTACTGGGTGAGCAACTGGCATCACAGATGAACTTTGATCTTGACGGCCAGGATTTTTCGATAGAACCTGACATGTCAGACGAAGATGATGAAACCGATGAGAAATATGATGGGGCATTTGTGCTCAATACCCTGCACATGCAACCGACATCGGTATCTATTATGGGAACGCCGGCGAAGTATATACACGATAATGTGGCAGATGAAGATGTCGCTAGCGAGTATCCGAGTGCCATTAATACGTGTAACATCTCCAATGAGACATTGGTTGCAAAGGTATTTCTCGAAAATCCCGATTCCGTTGACGTGCCAATTCCTAAAGGGTTTATATTCCGAGGAGACGACCGAGAGAACTATAAAATGGACAAGGGAAACTATCTTTTGGAAACCTATACCGAGGGTGATGTGTTCAACTTTGCCTCTCTATGGCTCAGTCTGCCATCTCCAGATCGGGTTCTGTCCGATATCCGTAAAATCATCTAGTGGAGGAAATGTGATATGAAGGGTTTTTTGACCTATGCGCCACTATTTAAATACCTTAAGGTTCATGAAATATCCCATGAGAAATTCATGGAAGATATGGGATTTGATGTCTCCATGATGGACTTGCTTATTTCCAATGGAAGCATTGCAACCGATATTCTTCAGAACATATGCACTTTCTATGGTCTTCCTTTGAACATGGTCGTTACCATGGACTATGAGCTTCCAACATGGAAACTGCTCGCCAACTATAAAGATAGGAAGACTCTCCCCACTCTTAAGAAATTTATCGAAACTCCAACCGTCTATCTTCCTAAAGAAATCTTTAGAATTAATGAAATTCGATTCATGGATGAGAACACTGGTGAGAATCTACTGGGTATGATGCTTGAACCCAGGGTTGATGAAGATCCGGAGGCGTTCTTTGAATCCCTCGAGACTCTGCATTTTCAGTATAACCCGGCAAGGCTTGAGAGCTTTTTCAAAACGTTTCTTACCAAGAATCCGAATTTTATTAAAGGTTGCTCCAAAATTAGGGTTACCCAGATCTATTGGCTTTTGGAACCCGTTGAAAGAGATCCGATAGAAAATGTAACAAACCTTGCCTATAGCCACGGAGTTTTTGCCATTGTGTGCGATACCTCGAAACTTAAAGCTGCAAACGAATCTAAGAAAAAGGAGAAAGAAAAATGAAAGAGTTCCTTGTCTATGGCAATACCCTTCCCGAAGCGTACCATGAATCGTTGATCTGTCTTAATGGATCTGAGATCGTTCCCTGCCCGGATTGGAACACCAATCAGAAAGAAGTCTCCATGACTTTCGTGGTGGAGCATCCGCTCAAGGAAGATAGAATTTCCAGACTCTGCTACGCCGATCCGATGAGCCTGGAGCAGTATGTCCAGGAGATGCTTGATGGGATCTTTGATTTCGAAGTTGACCTAGGTCATTGGTCCTATACCTATCATCAGCGTTATGCAGGTCAGTATCAATTTATCATCGATGAGCTTAAGAGGAACCCCTACTCCAGACGGGCTGTCATGGACATACGAACTCCCGATGATATTGGAAATAGTGATCCCGCCTGTTGGCAACACGCACAGTACTTCATTCGTGATGACAAGCTCCACTGCAAGATTCTCTTTCGGTCCAACGATGCAACCAAGGCGGCTTTCATGAATGCCTATGCTCTCATCGAACTTCAGAATCGCATTGCCACAGCTCTTGGTGTTGAGATTGGGAGCTACACCCATCGTGCCAACAGCTACCATTGTTATGAACGGGACTTTGGAATGCTGGATGGATACTGTGAACGGATCAGGCTTGCTGAGGAAGGAGAGGATGAGATTACTTTTTCCTACATCGATGATTGGAAAGAACAGATGCTCGAAGCGAGACCCACTATCAACAAAAAAATTGAAGAGCTTAGCGCTCGTGGGAAATCGTTCTTGGATGTTGAGAAATCCATCCCCTGATGGGAATAGACCGGGTGTTTGGAAACTTACACCCGGTTTATTTCTCATACGGCGTATAACACTATTGTAATCCTCGATAGCGGTTATCGGAGGAGGCGGCCTGGCCGGAAAGTCGAGCACCTGCCAGAACCGCGGAAAGAACATATTTCTTTCCCTGCGCAAGGACGCGCCGGTCGCGCCAGTAGAATCACCCGCAGTCACAGTTGTATTGGGACTTGGCCGTAAATGTGCGATCGACATGCGCATAGTGCCTCCCGCTGTGCTGGGTGGGAATGAGAGACGAGCTCTAGGCTCGTCTCTCTTCTTTTTTATTTTTTGATGCGAAGGTCGTCCCAAATTGGATCTGTAAAGTTGACCTTATATTCACTCCGTACTGCGAACGTCATCTGATTAAGTTGCACTCTAACTTTTGGAGAACTCGGGACATACTCACCAAACTCAAGGAGTATAGCAAGGCCAAGTTTGTAGATGTAATTATACTTTGCAAATTTGTTGATGTTTCTTTCAGTTGCAAGGAAATGAATAACCTCATTAAAGACATACTTTAGGATTGAAGAACGAAGTTCAAGAGATTGATCAATGGTGAGGGAATATTTCAGTGCAACAGCTTCGATGGGAACTCTTCTGGATATGATCATTGCCATTGATTTGAGACTGACGTACTTTACCACATTATCGTGGTTATATGGAAGAATGTTATTGGGATTTATCCGGGTTCTCGAATTTGCAAAGGTTCTTACAACCTCATCTACACTGTCAGGAAGTTTAATTTCTTTGGTTTCAGTCTTAACAGACTCGCTCTCCTCAACCGTTTCCACAACTGAATTGTCAGGGATGAGTTCAATTCCTTCAAATCCCAAGATTGACCTACTTGAAGTTCTGCGTATGATTACAGAATCAGGATAATTGGTGGATATATATTTGGAAAAAGATTTTCCAAAACCATTCGGCTCCATGTGTCTCCAACCAGATTTTTCATAAACCTCATTATAGCGTGCTAAAATTAAATCTTTGATTGTAGTTGCCTTGGGGTTTAATCTCATGTATTTCTTAACGAATTGCCCTATGCAGAATTGGTTTTCAGAAGAACATGTATTTTTAACTATTTGCTGAGGAGCCTCAGTTTGTTTAACCGACTCATTTATTGGAGTTTCGGTAACGACAGGTGTAGCAGGCACAGTAACCAGAGTCGGATAATCCGATTCAGTCGTATTTTCCGGTTCTATTTGTACAGGTTTTTGGAAATATACAGAAAACTGCTTTACATAGTCACTTCCTACACGCTGATCACACGTAAACGCCTTTGTCATAAAGGTGTAGTTTACTTCATATGCTTCCTCCATTGATTTCATGAACTCAGGGGGATTGTTGCTAAATCCCAGAAAGAATTTTATTGCACTATCAACCTCTTCCATGATAAAGTGATCTAAAACACCTATTTGACATCTAATGAGTTCCGTTCGGATCGAGATCAGATTGTATGGATAGATCGTTCCAACCTCATAATTTCCGATTGGACGAGACTCTTTGTAGTTCCAGAGTTTCACTTGAATCCCGGGTTTCATCTTCGATCCGATGGGACAGACCACCACTTGACCAAAGATATAGATCGGATGTGAAACTACAAGTAATGGTCTTCCATTGAGATAGGCCTGCTCAGAATTGTGTGGGAAATCTGCATATACAATGCTTCCCTTTGCAAACTGGACATTACCGACGCGCATGTTATATCATCCCTTTCTATTATTTTTGGCTCATGTCCAGTATAAGAATACACCATTATAAATCTTAGTTAGTACACCAAATTACGAATTTTTTCGATACCTATAATTCATATCATATGAATCTGGTATCGATATATTCTTTTTTGGAAGGTGGTGAATATGAGTGGAAACTCTTCGGCATTATCTTCTTCGGAATAGGAAAGAGATTGAGCTAAAATCCCCTGGTAATATTGAGATTTTCAATGAAAGATCGGGCCTCGCTTCTCCTGGAATGATCGTTGAATATGGAAATTTTAAAGAGATCGTAGCCTGCTTTGTAAATGGAGGTAGCTGGAAATATTTGAGTAGAGGTGTACTAAAGGTTGAGTGGAAGAAAGGAATTCGATTTTTCCATAATCATATATTTATCAGCGAATTTTATCGCTGTAAAATCTTATTGGGCCGGTGGCCTTTAGGTGAAGCCGCATCTGTGGTCACGCGTTGGAATAAATATGTGAAACTTATTAAAGGGGAGGATGTTAGATGAGCAAAATCAATGGTAGTAAGATTGAGTATGTTCGTGTTGAAAAACTTCCGCTGGATCTTGAGTGCTGGTCAGATATCAGATCTGGAAATGGTATTCGATTGACCTCTGTGGAATCTTTTGATAAGAAACATCAGAAAATCTATCATGGCCTCCAGTCGGAGTTTTTCGGAACCGACTTTAGTTCAGATTGGGCATTTAAAGAAAGATATAGTTGTAAATGCGGTCGATATCTCGGAAAAGCCTATTCTGGGACAATCTGTGAGGTTTGTGGATCTAGAGTGGAATATCACGATATCGATCTCAATAAAACCGGATGGATTATTCTTGATCACTATGAGGTTCTTTCCCCCATCTATTCTGCAAAGCTGGCAGAGGCTCTTGGCCGTGTCGACGGTGAATACATTCTCAAGAATATACTATCTCGCCGTTATGAGGAAGACGGAAATCCTGAGTATACCGAAAAAGAACTGAACATGATTTCTCGTCATCCATTCTCCTATAAGGGGATGCTCTGGTTGAGAGAGCATATTATGGAAGTTCTCGACTACTATAAGAAAAAGAAATCCAGTAAAGCAGATCTCTTTGAAGAGTTGGAAAATGAACAGGCCATGATGTGGACACATTCAATTCCTGTTTATACCGCTCTACTCAGAACAGAGCTTCCTGGTGAAAAGGGTTCTAAGAATTTCAAGCTTAAGATCAATACCCATTTTAAGTCCATCATTAAAACCGTCAATATCATTAACGATTACGATGCCGATGGAGATCTCGACTACCAGACCATGAATTCCATTGACATTCTTCTCGCATCTATCCAGAGAGATATTGACCAGGTCTTTGATATCACCTACAGAGATCTTACCGAAAAGACCGGGGTCATAACATCTAAAGTTCTTGGAGGTAGATACAACTTTTCTGCTCGCAATATTATTGTGCCAGATAGTGGTAAGCTCAGGTCAGATGAGATTTCCATAGGATACATCCCTTTCATGGAGCTCTATCGATACGAACTGCAGAACGAATATCAAAAGATTACCGGTTGCACGCCGTCTCAAGCCAATAATGCCTGGCGTAAGGCTACAAATCGGTTTGACGAGAAGTTCTACGCTATCATCGAGCACATGCTGCATAATCCGGAATATCGTAAATATCTCGGATGCATACAGAATCGAAATCCGTCCATCAACTATGGTTCTTTTCAATACGTGAGAATTGTCGATGTTAAGAAAGATATTAACGACAAAACTCTTACGATACCCGTAATTGACATAGGTCCAATGAACGCCGACTTTAATTCCATCGGAGTCGTCATGATAGTAATATCATGTGGAAAATCCGTGAACGCCTAACCAGCGGTGTCTATCTATGATAGGCTAACGGTAGAAGCTAGATAAGCACCTCGGTCTGTTCAACCGATAAAAAAGGTGTCGAATACGCTTTCTAAGAGAACCTACGGTCCTATTAATAGGATAGCAGGCAATACCGTGCCAAGCTTCTATATTAAATATAGAAGAAGGTGTAGAGACTAAATAAAGAATAGAACCATCCCTTCAGACAGTTCTATTCTTTGAGAGGTATCGATTTAGGCATGTGTCGATGCCGTAGTGCGGATCTCCTGTTTAAACACAGGATGAAGATATAGTCCATGATAATGCGAAAGCATTTATCAGTACATTTTAGAATGCTACAAAAGAACTAAGATCAATCGTATCGAAAAATACATCAATTGTGTCAATCAGATATGGTTTGTTGCCAGAAAGATCGTAGTGTAGATACTTACACGTATAGCCAGCTTCGATGAACGACTCAGCAGAGCCATCTTCTAATAATTGATTCACCAGGTCTGCAGCATTAAGATAGCTATCGTAATTGGCTCTCCAACGACCACGTTTAGTCTTTGTATGATAGATATTGTTTACCACATCTAGGTGTTTTTCATATATCTTTTCATAGATTGTGGAACGATCGGTCTGGTTGAGATAGATAATGTAGTATCCTCGATGCCGCAGTCCCGCTCTAGCTTCATTTTTCACAAGATCTTTAGTAGACTCTGTGAGATCGGCAAACAATTTCAGTCCTTCAGATACATACATAATTTTCTCAGTATCGTTTACAGCAGCAATAAACTTTGCTTTATTAGCTTTTGTCTTTTCACTATGCTTATGTCCAACATTGTCTTTTGCTGAGAAAATTTTATCTGCACCGGATGTTTTTGTTGCAACGTTATATCCAATTGTCGGATCGGTTGTCTTATAATAGGAAATGTAAAATTCTTCTTTTAATCGAAGCTGTGTTCTCCCATAACAGACATCAATTGGGTACATTATAAAATTTTCGATACCGATTTCTTTCATTGCTTTTACTACAGGTTGATGGGTTCTTCCATCCGGGTTTTCGTTGAGATATGCGTTAATATAGGAATTTGCACGGTTATTAAAATCGATGGAACTTCCGATATATTTGAGGCCATTGGAAGTATTTTCGATCACGTATACAACTCCTAGATTCTTGTAGAGCGACATATTGAGCGGAACTTTTGTCATGGGACTCTCAACTAAAAAACTATTTTTGATCTTGGCTATCTTTGCCTTATTGTAGGTAAGATCCATGTCATTCCCTCCACTGAAAAATGTGATTATTTAAGATCAATCATTATTAGTATGTTATTATGATTTTATCTAATCATATGGAGACGGTTTAATAGTTTTAGGTAAATAAGCAGAAATATATCATTTTGTAGCATTAGTAAGTAAATGGCGATGGAGACGTAATAAATTTATTTAGAATAATTGGGATTGATATGCAAAAACGATTTGGTAAAAATCTTAATCCCAGGTATAATCTCTTTATTTCCAGAATGGATGGAAAGGTTAATAAGGAAATGCTTCCTGTTAAAGATCAACTTGTTGCCTTCTTCCAGTTCTGTAATACCTAATAATATGAAGATTAGAGGGACTATTTTCAGTCCCTCTAATCTTTTCTTTTCAACTTCGGCGAGTTTCGCTTTTGTGTTCAGCTATGGCTTTGCCACCACCCTCAACTCCACCTACACGCGTGGTGTCCGTCTGTATATAATTTCGGCGAGTTTCGCTCGTGTGAACAACTATGGCATTGCCTACAACCACAACTCCGGCAACACGTATGGTGTCATCACACACACTTTAATTCTGAATAGCTTTGCTTATGGATAGACAAAAAAGTAAATACACTCAATATACAGATTCTTAGAATAGGAGGATGTATTTCAGAATGAATGAGAAATCTATCGAAAGCTCTTTGATTCAAAAAGCTATTGTAAAGAAATTAACCGTGGTTATCTTTACAAAGAATGGTTTTCAGATGAAGTGCGTCGTTGAAGGTCAGGATGAAAAAACCCTTGCTGTCACCACCGTTGATAGCAATAAATTCAATCTTGTATACAAGGACGCAATTTCAACAATACAGTTTCCAATCGGGAATCTACTATGACAAAAAATGGATACTAGAAGGAAGTTAGAGAAAGATCCTTCTAGTATCCATTTTCGGTGAGTTTCGCTTATGTACGCCATTATGGCTATGCCAATCTCATCGGTGCCGATGCCGCGACTGGTGTCTATCAATTTTCAACTTTGGTGAGTTTCGCTCGTGTGAACCACTTTGGCAGTGCCTACTCATACAACGCCGACCTTACGCATGGTGTACATCTCATTTTCGGTGAGTTTCGCTTATGTGCACGGCCATGGCAATACCAACGCCAACCTCGCCACCTACACGCGTGGTGTTCGTCTCGTTTTCCAACTTCGGTGAGTTTCGGTAGTGTAAATGTCCTTGGCCATACTACTAGCAACAATTCTGATCATGCACGTGGTGTCATCTAGTATTTTTTATGAGTTTCGTTCGTATTATTATATATAAGATACTCGTGACTTCGGCGAGTTTCGCTTATATGGCCAACCGTGGTTCTGCCAGCGCCGGCGGCGCCAACAGCTATCCGTATGGTGTCCTTTAGTATCTGAAAATCGATCTTTGGATAAACAGTCGGCTAACGAAAATTCTAACTTCGATTGTGAGGTGAAAATACTTTGACAGTCTATGACTACCTAAATGATAGAACAACAAAGGCCGAACGAGATAGGCTCGATGTAGAATTTGAGAAGATTAAAGATGGATTTAAGCATCAAATATACAGATATCGAGATCTGGTGATCTTTCACATCCTGGTACCGAGTTCTAAGCCTGGAGACACGAATTACGATGTTATACTTCAGATAAAGCTTGCCAATCAGCATGAAGGATATGGTAAGATCGATCAATGCGAATTGCATGTGTTTTCAAATTGTCCATCGTTCGTGTTTAAACTTGCCTATCTTATGTCAGATAGACGCCTGGTTCCCAACTGGCTTTTGGATAAGTATGAGTACGAAACCCTAGCATATGCTCCTAAAACCAAACCAGAAAACGATTTCGAGAAATCTCTATATTTTGCAATGAAATATGTCCATGACAACGGGCTAGATAATAACTCTGTCTATAAAACCACGGGTAAGACCGTCAATTTCCTTTCACAGATTGCTGATGGTGTAAGAACTCAGAAAGAAATTCTCAACCAGTCAAAAGAGAGGATCGAGCAACAGCGAGAACTCCGAAAAAAGGCGAATCAGACGACCATCCAGGATAATACCCAGGAAGAAAGGTCTGTGAGAAAGGTTAGAGTGCGTGTGAATGATAGGACAGTCAAAACCACACATACTTCTAAAAAGATTGGTCAAATCCCACCTAGCGGTAAAGTAAAAACCGTCAAAATATCAAAAGAGACAAAACGGTTTTAGACGGATATATTCTTCCCTTGAAATAATATAAGGAGAGTAGCGGTCATGGGAACATTGAAACCTATTCAGATCCAGAAAAACCCCGACCTCTATGAGTGGGAGCCATCTATTGATGATCTCTTTTACCGCTACGACGGTGAAAATGTCATCGCGGACTATGATGGTAAAGTGGGTCATCTGGTGGGTAGTATCGCAGATATCTCAACCCTACCCACATTCTTTATAAAGAAAAATCACTACAAGGCAAGAATGGACGAGATCGTGCAGCATATGAACTACTTTACAAGATTCTATGATCTCGATCGAGATACATTCTTTTCAATGATGTCCCTCAAATATGTCATTGATACAAACCTTGAACTGAAGCAACAGGATTTTGTTGTGATGATTATGGACAGAGTTGTCACTCCAAAATTCATCTCCAAATGTAAGATGATGGCCTGTGATCTATACAAGCTTAACATCAATGCAGATACCACGGGAAAGTTTAACAATACGCCCAAGATCACAAATGCTCAGGCATTTCAGATCGTTGCCGTATCGTTTAGTTTCAAAATTCTCACACCGATCATATTACACTTCTCTAACATCAATAAAAACTTCAATCCCGCCATTAAGACCGAGTATCTTAGGTGGTTTGACAAGATTTTTAATCGTGTCATCAAAAAGTTTGAAGTAAACGATGTACCTTTCTACAACTCTCTCTGTAAATTTATCGTATTTCGGGGTGATAAGCTCTTTAGAAATAATCCGACCGCATTTTATCAAAAGAAAATGCTACGGGGGGATACGATAGATCTGTTCAATCAGGTACTGATTCGAGAAGTTGTATGTGTAAAAACTCTATATAAACTTGACTATCGAGGCTCATGTGTGGCCTTTATAGATGGTAAGTACGCCAGATGTATTCAGTAATGAGTGCATCCTACCGAGTTAATTGCAGGTAATGCCTAAAGCCCTACACCAAAGCGGAATCCGAAAGGATATATGTTATGGTACGAAAGTAGAAAAAACGTAGGGATGTACTATGGTGAAATAAAAGCCTATTAGGAAGTTATGGAACCTAATATGGTCCTAAGGTACGTAACAATGGCTGTTCTTGCAGCGAAACACCTAAGCTTATCTATTTAAGTATGGTGGACGTTCAACGACTATCTCCTTGTGGGAGAGTAGGATCCAAGCGGATTCGAAAAATTCGGCTCCTATATAATATATAGGATGAAGAAATAGTCTAGTCACGATTCGAAAGAATGTGCATGGAATTAACCATGGTCAACACGATAGCAAGTGTATGATAAATATAGAAGTTTTTCATTTGAAATAATGATTAACATACCGTGTGCTCCATAATTTCAATTCCAATTACCTTAAAGAGAAATTTATCAGCAAACCTTCGGAAATAGACTCCGATGATTCTTCCAGGGATTCGGATGAATCACTTTCTCATGCAGAAGCGCTTGAGATGCAGACCTATAAGAGAGACGAATCTGCAGCAATGATTACCGATATCAATACTGCCTATGTAATGAAAATGCTCAGAGAGTGGTATTCTGCATTACATGTGTCAGAGGAAGAATTTCAGTTCTATTACGATAACTTTAAACCAAGTGAAATCAGCGAATATCTTTTCAACAATTTCTACGCAAGTAAATTCAAAGATCCGTTTGCAACTGCAAATCTAAATCGTCCGGATACTGTATATCTAATCATCTGTATGAAGAAAATTCTACAGAGATATAAGATGCCGTATCTAGCGCAGATATGCACAGCGCAGATCTTCGGAAAGTACAAGAAAAACCTTATCAAGGATGCTAAATCGACAGAAGCTTTCGTAGAGTCTGAGATGTACCGAGAAGTTATCTCTAAGAAGTTTGCAAATCTTATGGAGCTTCCAATGAAAGAAAATCCAATTCTACAGATGCGGATTAACATCATAAACTCTACCTATGTACTCTTGGATACCGATGAGGTATTAAACGGTTATCATCTGGAGCATTTTGATACGACCAGAGTGTCCAATGAGTATCTGGCATTCCTTAGTATGATCTGAAAGAAGAGAGCTTACGAGCTCTCTTCTTTTTTCGGCGAGTTTCGCTCATGTGCACACATATGGCCGTGCCAACAACTATCCCTACGCCTACGACGCGAATGGTGTCCATCTCATTTTCGGTGAGTTTCGCTTCTGTGCTCGAGCGTAGCACTGCCAGCGGTAGCTTTGCCTACACCGCATTTGGTGTTTACGACTTCGGGGTGTTTCGTTTCTGTGTACAGTTATGGTAATACCAGCCGCGACTTCGCCAGCAACACGTCTGGTGTCCATTTCATATCGTGACTTCGGGGGGTTTCGCTGCTATGCACAACTATGGCAATGGCAATGCCTCCACCTACCGCGCTGGTGACTTCTCGCGTGGTGTCCGTTTTATTTTTCGGCGAGTTTCACTCTTTCGAACAACTATGGCAGTGCCAGCTACCGCAACGCCAATACCACGTATGGTGCCCGTCTTGTTTTTTCGGCGCGTTTCGCTTATGTGTACGACTATGGCTATGCCAGCAGCTATCCCGCTTTTAACACGCGTGGTGTCAATATATTTTTCATATAACATACATGTAACCCGGTTGTAAGAAAACCTATTCGATGGACTTATCCCATCGTCACAGGGGTTAGTATGCAGCCGGATATCAACATATCTATCAGCGGTCAAAATAAGATGGCTTCCTCCATGCGGTGCCCAACTCCATAGTGTCGTCCGTCTCTGTGCACAAGATGGTTCCTCTCACGACCAAAGCGAGTCCGCTTTGTCATCTCCTATACGCTCCAATAGGATAGTATCGTTGATAGTTTAGAATGCAGGTAGGCATAGCCTACCTGCATTTTATCTCTCAAAAAACAGCCTGGTAATCATAAGTGAGGTGATTTTTTAATGCCTACTAACGAAGTTAATGATCTAACTGATATTGTAAATGCACAGGAAGAATATCAGATTGATAAGGTTAAAAAGACATACGTTCTTCTTAACCATCATTGGGATACTCTAGAAAAAAATCTTTCTCGCCATAGAAATGAACTAATTCGGTTCATTGCAAAATATAGGAACAGTAATATCGACAAACTTGAGACTCCCTATCCTATCGACTATCCCGCGTGGGTTCCAGCATGCAATCGTATTCTATACCAGACAACCGGAATTGACGAAGAAGAATTCCGTAACGATGTGCTCACAATCCGTGGATGGGAAGGTTATGAGGATACCTACCTGGCAGATAAAGCACCGCATATTCTGATGCTCATGATCGCGAGATATTTCTATATTCATGACTATGTTACAGAGTATGAGATCATGAAGCACTATATTGGATACGCTCACTACTGGGGAGTGTTTACCGATATCTTTAAGAGATATAAGCCGAACCCTGAGGTCATGATGTATACGATTGCAAACATGAGCTACAAGAGTAGATTGAAAACTCTGGGTTCGGTTGATAAATGGTTGGCCGAAGGGGTTGGTGCGACTCTAAATACCTATGCAAAGAGAATTATGAGAGCATCGGATTTTGAACTTCACTATATCCAGGAAAAGATTCGTGGTAAGTTTAAAAGTGCATTCAAAACCATCTATCGCCAACAGGAAGAAAATGAGAAAAAAGGCAATCGAATTTTCATTTCTAAAAATAAGATTGCCGGAGATGAAGAGGATGTGCAGGTTGAGAATACTCACGGTATGGCACAGGCACTTCAAATTGCCAATGGTTATACCACAAAATTCTTTGCCAATCCTGTAGATGAGGCAATTCTGAAGCAGTCCATCGTCCCAGATGGAATTAGTGAAAAGGATCTTCGAAACACTCTTCTTCTCATAGCAGATGATCGTGAAAATGTGGAAGTCGTAAGATCTTTCTTCCAGGCGATGTTCTATACTTTCCTAGAAAGCGGAAAGTATAAACAGCGGGATATTGGAACACTTCGATTCTACAGTGAAATGGATCGGCTTTATAAACCGGGTAATACAAATGATCCAAATAAGCTTAGGATCAAAGAAATTCTTGATCAGTGGCTTGAAATGGGAAGTAAGACCTTCCGGACAACCAACCGTACGGCAACGATTAACACGTTCCGAAAATCTATCTACAACTATTTTGTCCTTAAGATCATGAAGGATAAGTAAAATATACCAGGGTCATCGTACGATGACCCTGGTATATTTTTTAGGAGATGACAGATGCATGGCCCGACAAAACCTATCATTATGTTCTATTTATATATAATTTTAGAGCATAATACCCAAAAACAACCCCCTAATTTCAACAACCCACAGAAAATTCTAGAAATGTGAGGTGATTCCGGTGGCGAAAAATCCTCTGTTTACAGAAGGATTGTACTTCTTTTCAAACCTGTACGATGATTCGCTACTTAGTGATTTTTACCCGAAGATTACCCGTGAGATCTGGTCGTCTTCATACGATAGTCAGAAGTCTATCGGTACCAGAGGTATACGGACTTCGGGGGATTTTAATTTCTATAAGGGATCTATCTCCGACTTTATCGTAGACGATTCCTTTAATAAGAGATTTGGTTTCAATACTGGAACCTGGTCGATGAAACTCCCTGGATTTAGTCTTCCGATCTGGAACGAAAAGGCGTTTTATAGAACCTACCTGTCCGATAATAGACAGTATGTAAAGGTTCCTCAGCAGGATTTCGTTTCTAATCAGAAGATCTTTAGTAGAGCAATTTCAATCCAGTTTGGTGAGCTCTATTTTATGACAGCAACTTTCATCATGAGCATGGATCATACCGTGTATCTCGTACTACCGTTTAAATCCAATTCTGCTATCAAGGATGAAAGCTACTGGTCAGAAACTGACTACCTCGTTCTTTCTGCCTACATAGCCGATCATGCTGATGATGAAGATGATCTCTATACTGCCATTTGGATTATCCCCACCGACAGAGAGCTGACTCTAAAGATCTCTCCAACATTGGGAAAAAATCCGAGAAATCCTATTCAGACCGCAGAGATCATAAACTACTTTAATCAGAGAAGATATTCTTTTAAGATTGATTCTACGGATCCTAACATTAGCTTTATCGGTGACATCCGATACTACGAAGAGTTTATCAAAGAGGATGCCGACAGTTGGGATCTTTTTGTATATAACCGGAATTTCGGTAATACGTACTATCATGTGATAGCAGACCCTCAAACAAATGCACTTTGGGTAGATGGTGAAGGGAACTTTGGATGCTATATCCATACCTATGTCACGGACTATACAACACTAACCCTCGGAATTGGATCCAACGATCCCAATGCCTGCTACTATTCCTATCTCATAAAGAGACGGAATAGAAGGAATGTGATTACAAATCCATCTTCAATGCTACAAAATCTATTTAGAGTCAACAACTCAACCACCGATACTCCCGTAAAAGATATCGTACCCTCGGCATACAATATCAGTGTATATGCCTATGATACGACTAGAAAAACTAGGACGGTGAGACTGGATTCGTTCAATCTGGAGCCGGAAGAAGTTCCAGGAGTATACGATTTCACTGACATCAATCCTAATTCTCTTCCATTGAGAATAGAAGTTACGGACTATACTAGCACGATCACAAAACAGAAATTTCACAATTCTGTCCATAGGATCGCTGTTTCACTCAATGGAAGCTCCTATGCAACGGTCGTTGACAGAGGAGCTGACATTATAGAGGCTGGAGATCCATCTTTTTTGCAGAACTATAGACCAACTGCTCAGAATGTGAGTGCCAGTGACTATCTTAGCTCTGACTATGTTGGAGATTTCCGTGGGTATTATCTAGATAAGATTCTTAAGACCATGGAAACAGATCCAATGCTTAATCTTGAATATTTGAAATTTATGGAATCCGTCGACCCGATAGTTGTTACCGTTGTCGGTACACCAAAGACCATAGGTTTCAATATCAATGATAGCACCATAAAAAATGATAACTTTAAAGGTACAAACCCAATTGTCTACAACACAAAGGACTATCGCTACAATGAACTTGAAGAGATCATCTATTTTGATGAACCTCATTCGTTCATTTCCATCTACAGTAATCATGAGTACGTGGATGCAGAAGTATATGTCCGAGGAATCCATTTTACTCCAACCTGTCAAACCTTTAAGGATGGGGTAAACTACCTATTCTTCCCCTGTGCAGCAATTGCCAAGGAGATCTTGAAGTTCAAAAACGTGCAAGCTCAGCTATTCACCGCGAGACCGATTCTCATCGATATCTATCCCCATTCTTATCCGAGAGAAGTTGGTTCTCCTAAGGAAAGTCGAACTGTGCGTTTGAACCAGAAATATTCTCTTAGTTTTGGCGGGCGTTCACACCGAACCATTCGGCCAATCGATCTCTACTTCTATCCAAACGGAAGTAAAATTCTTCAGCCAAATTTCTTTGATCATTTCGACATAGAGTTGACGCTAAATAGATTCACTCTAGATATAAATGGTGCGACTCTTATTGATACCGAAACGCTTCTACCATTTGATTCTCAGGATCCCACCGGAACTGTTATTGAAGATGGTAGATACGCATATGATTTCTGTCTCAGAAAAGATCAATCTCTAGATTCGTTTTTACCGATAATCCACCATATTTGGCCCGGAGCATCGGTAAAACCTTCCGGTGAAAAAACGATTAGTCTTCGAGAAGCCATTGCTGAACTCGAAGCTTCATATCTACTTGATCATCGTGATGCCTATCGGCTCATGTGCAGATCTCTTCCTCTCGAAGATATTAAACTAAAACTCATCGATGAGAGTTTAAACGGAACGTCCGTTACAATCGGCCTTCGTAATTTCGGAAAGTCGATCAAGTTTGAGGGTGGTGTTATCGTTGACGACGAGTTTGGTGCACCGTTTGATACGGAAGATCCTAGCGTCGAGGGTGATACCTGTCTTCTGGAATATGAACTAAATTCTGTCTATTGGCAGGATGACAATCTTGGAGCATTCGAGGTTGATGTCTACGACTTTCTAACAGATCCTCTGAACGAAAGAGAGGATGGATCTATTCCGTGGCTTCTATTTAGAAATGGTCGATATGATCCAACGAGCATGTTCAATCTACAATCTAATCAGCTCGGAGCCACAGCACATATAAGTTCTAACCTTCTCGGTAGCACAGAATATCCCGGAAGTGACGCGTTCGAAATCGTTCATATTCCATATTCTTTCAGATACAATCTCCTGGAAATCTCTAAGAGTATGAGATATATGGAAAGCGGACATTACTCTGGGACTACCATAGATACCGTATGGCCGAATTTTGACTACACAAACTATATTCCGTACAATAACAGCGTTTTGTTTGTTGATACGGAAGACGATGACGATTCTCTTCGTCTAGGCGGCCCTGGAACCATGGTGTTCAGTGATATTGGATGCCGACTCGGCGTCCCTCTCTATGACACCGAAACGGAACGTGCTGTTTACTATAAGGGATATAATGATATCGCTGTGACAGTTTCTGCTAACGATAACAGTTTCGTGCTAAAACACCCTGTTGGTCTAGGTATTACTCACGGAATGAACCTTTCTCATCACACGATCAATAAACTAATCATGAGACCGCATAAGAAGGAGATTCGCCGAATGCGTGTATTCGGTGACTTCGATGAACAAAATCCTTCTGCCAGACTCAGATCGGTCATCATGCAGGATGAGGGTTTTAAAGTTCTTGGTAAGATGAAATGGCCCTCGCGCATCCAGAGGACCAGTTTTGGTCCAATATGGTCTGAGATTGGCATCTCTGATACAAAGATCAATATATTTGCCTATGTAAATAGGGACGAGTTCTATGCCATCGGTAATTCTGATGTATATCTGAGTTCTGACGGTGGATTGACATGGGATCTCAGTTCTCTACGAGAGCTTCCGTTCGAAGCTAACTGGTCTTCTCTTGCCTATGGTAAGAAGGAGACAACGGGTGAAGCTGTAACCATTGTCATTAATAGTGACAATAATACCTATGCGGTAAGTCGAAACGGGGAATTCCCGTGGAGGGAATTCCAGATCACTGTGAATCCTGATTTTGATATGACAGGATGGAGTCAGCTAGCCTATGGCAATGGCATCTTTGTTGCTTTGTCCGATTCTCATAGCTATGCCGCAAGAGCATTGATTGAGGATGTGGATGTTACAGGCGACTTCATGTGGACACTTACTGAAATCGAAAACCATCCGGTTGAAATCTGGGGTGGTCTTGTCTACACCGGAAAGGGCTTTCTTGCCGTAAATCAGTCCGGAACTAGAGCGTATTTTAGCACAGACGGTATATCCTGGTCTACTTCGGACCCCAGGAGTGCGTTGAACCGTATGGACTATCTACATGGTGGATTCAATGGTGGCTCTACTGGGGTATTTTCTGGAGGGATTGGAGCTCTTCCAATTCGTGCAGCTAAAAAATCCTCTGGTAATGGATGGGGTATTGAATTTAACTCTGGTGATATGATGGAACAGTTTTTGATCGATAGCGAAGGCTATGTCGATATGGAAAAGAGTTCCTATCCATCACCCTATCTAAACGGTGATGATGAGTCTATTCTCATCACCTATCTGAGAGACTACTATAGATCTGAAGAATAAACAAAAAAAGGAGAGCCTGGAATATCCAGGCTCTCCTTTTTTAATGTTGTTAGAACTCAAATTCGGCTCCGTTGATGTTCTTGAAGTCAGCTGGAGTAAAGTTCTCACGGTTACTCTTAGACATCTCAGCATCGGATTCCTTTTCGGTCTTAAGAATGTTGTAGTCGATGGTATCGGCAATGTTCTCAAGATTATCAAGCATTTTCTTCTGCTTGGTAATGGCATCCTCATTGTCATTCTGAAGCTTCAGATGAGCTTTAAGGATCTCGGCATTGTTCTTTACCCATTTCTTCAGGTTCCCAGCTCCGTGATAGAACAGGGAAATCCCCCTACGGATGATGAACAGAGAGAGAATTACAGCACCGATGATCGCACCGGCAATTGCCAGTCCATGATGTTCGCTCCTGAAGCTGCCATATTTCTGGCCGACGAGCTTAAACATGTCCTTCACGGCGCCTGGAGTGTTCTTAACCACGTTTGCGGCAGAACCAGCAATGCCCTTTGCAGTGTCGATATTAAGCTCCAGGTTCAGTTCGGTTGCCGGAGTCATGGATTCATCATGAGAAACAGCGAACTCATAGGCCTTGCCACTACGGAAGGCTCTGAGCATTGTAGACCACTGACCGTTCTCATACATCTTGATGAACTGATTGGCATTTTTCACCACGGTGCGCATTTTTGCCATTGTCTTAGCACTGGTGCTAATGCTTACTCTCTTGCGCAGGTATTCGGTCACATCAACGATGCACACGTTTTCAATCTCGAAGAGACTGAGCACCATGACCTTATACATGCTCGTGATGATGAAGTTATCGGACTTGAAACCAAATTCAAAGTCCGGCCGAGCATCCAGAAGAATCTGCTGAAGACGATTCATGGTCTGGATGTTCGGGGTGGAATCATCAGCAACGATCTCGTTGATCAGTTCAATGCAATCATTAAGCTGAGCGTAATAGCGGAATTTTGTGATATCGCCTCTGGTATCAGGAATGTTACCAAAGTCGACACCCTCGATCTTCTGGGTCTCTTTGAAGAGCTTGTCGAGCATGATAGCCTGACCTTCATTGGTGGTAATCGCTTCCAGAACGATGTCGTTATAATGGATGCGATCTTTGGAAGTTTGGTCAAACCGGATGTCTTCAAGCTGCTCCATGAGAATGGAATTGGCCTTGAGGCCTTCGATGGAAATAGACATGGTTCTACCTCCTTAATAGCGATTCATGGCGAGCAGATTGGCGTCCTTCTTAACTTCCGCCATCAGGCTACGCATAGAATGTAGAGTGAACTCATCTTCACCATCGTAGATGATCTTAAGCATCCTGCCTTCGGTATCATAGATGCCAAATCCAAGCAGGAAATACTTGTCCATGATCTTACGAACGTTCGAAATGTCATTGAGATTGACACCGCACTTTTCCTGAATCATATGCACATCATTCTCGGTGATGATGATTGTGGTATTGGGATTGAGTTTAAAGCCGGGAAGCTTGCTCCTACGAGAGCGCTTACGAAGAACCTTCATCCAACGATTGTTCTGGCCCTTGGCATCCGACCTTGCAGAACTGATACCAAAGAGAACATCGAAAAACTTAAGTTCGTGATTGGTCCACTTGATAAAGTTGAAGATTGCCCGATCCTTGCACGCATCCACCATATTATTGACCATCAGGGACTGGGGGATTGCTCTGGCAACGGCTTTAACACCGATGATCAGATTCTGAGACCAGGCACCAACTCCCTTCTGGATATTGGCAAGCGTGAGATGAATGACCGTGGGAGACATGTTGGCGAACTTATCATCCTTCACCACGTTCCCGTTAGCATTGGATAGGGCATCGAGTTCTGCAGCCTTACCCTGGCGTTCAAAATCACGCTCCTGAATCTTAGATACAATACGGCTCTTCAGACCGGAATCGTTCCATTCGCGAGCGGTCTTGGGATCACCGTATTTCTTCTTCATCTCATCGAGCATTTCAGGCTTACTGGGATCAACGGGAACATACTCGTACTTAATATTTCCGTTGTTGTCGGTCTCGATTAGATGAGCGTTTCCATAGGACGGATCGCTCATCAGTTTGCCGCTCTTATCACGCTTATAGACCGGGCGACGGAAAAGAAGCGTGTCAGCTTCCAAGATAGCATCAACACGACGCTGCTCTTTGGCGGCTTCAACAGCTCGGTTTAGTTTCGCTTCCGTAGCCCTATAGGGCTGGTACATCGAATTGATAGATTCTTTGTCCAGTCGGTCATCGATGGTACCGCTCATCGCTACCCTATCTTTTTCAGGCAGGAAGCCTTCGGTCGCGATAGCTTCAACGAGACTCACCGACTCCATTGTGATAGGAATACCGGCGTTATTGTGGAACTTTCTGAGGAACTGGTTGACATCGGAATATCTATCCCGATCGATAAGTCCGTTGTTAGTAATAGCGATCATGATCAGCTGAGCATAGTTCTTCTCAATGCATTTCACGATCGGATACTGCTCATCGTCATCGATCGAGCCATCCATGAAAATGGGGAATTGAAATACCTGATCTTTGGTGAGACGTGTCACGGAGGTTTTTGCAACCGCCTGGCTGACACGATATACGTCATTGGCTAGGGCGTTAGCACTCTTGACAACGTCTGCGCCATTCAAAACATCAGCCAAAGTTCTGTCTCTCCTTTCCAGAAAATGAGAAAATCTTAATCATAGATATTTAAATCCATGTTTCCGGGTGTCAAATAATTCTCGGAATTTACGTGTAAAAAATAGGTTTCCACCAAATAATAATGTAAGCAAATGCCTAAATATGCTTGGGTGGCGGAATCGGCAGACGCGCGGGTTTTAGGTACCCGTAGAGAAATCTGTGAGGGTTCAAATCCCTTCCCAAGCACCATTTTTAAATCTATGGGAGACTGATTATGGACGATCCTAGATTTTATAAACCAGGATTTATTCCATTTAGTGAAAAAACCTGGGATAGGTTTAAATCTAGAATGATGACAATCATTCCTAGAGAGGCCATTAGTTCTAATGAGCTGCTTCGGGATCCTGTAGCAGCATCGTTTGTTAGAAACTTCGCCGAAGAAAATTTTCTTAATCCTCGAAAGGTCGAAGAACTTAAACAGAAAGGAATTTCTCTTAAGTTTGCAAACATGTCCATCGATGTTGGAGGCCCGGAACAGATTTCATTTCCAATTGTTAATGAATATAAGGGTCATCACATCTATCGCACCGGCTATTTCGTACGAGTTGGTTCTACGATCACCATGAAGTACATCGATGTGGTTCCGGGTAGCAATATCGAACTCGTTACCTAACTCGTGTATTTTTATAAAGCGGATGCTAAAGTGATGTATTCTTTTTGTGGTGCACCAACCGCAAATAGTTCTACTTTCGAAAGGAGAAGCGACCATGGCTAATAGTGGCAAACCTGTAGCTACGGGTGGGGATGATACCTTTGTTCCCGAATTCCTGAACTACAATATTCTTGGCATACGTCCTGTGAAGAGCGTTTTCAATCTCGACTGTGAAACGGTCATACGTGTGATCAAAGACATCGCATCCCGTGAAATCGATGGTATCCAGGACGTTACCTATCAGCACGATCCTCGTACCGGTACCGTATGCTGGTACATCTGGTTCGATTCGAACAGTGATCACTTCGTCGATCGTTCCACTGCAAACACTGCCCTCGGCAGGAGCATTTCCAGGTATTCCCCCAAGTTCCAGGAATTTGCAAAGAAATTTGGTTGGAATGAAGCCGATATGGACCCTGAGCATGGAAGCTCCAAGGTAAACATGAGCCGTGTCGTCGGCAAGAACGCCAATCGGGAACTCAATCGGCAGCTCACATTCCTTCAGGTTGCGATCATTCCGTTCATGAGCATTCTGTTCGATATCGGCGGTAACGCGTTCCAGAAAGAATTCGGCAGAACTGCACCCAAGACCAAACTGGATATCAAGTACCAGTGGCGAAAGGGGTCCGGTGAAGAATATCACACCCTGGTTGGTATGCGTGTGGAGAAATTCCTTCCCAACACAAACCGTGACCAGAAGAAGCCCCACGCCGCCAAGAGTGGTAACTTTAACTAAACGATATGATAACGAGGGACAGGATCAGTTCTGTCCCTCGTTATTTTTTAGGAGTGATATCAGTGCATCTCTGGGAAATCGTTGCAAAGATCTTTGTATCACTAATATGCATGATCTGCATTCTATCCATGATTTTCGATGTTATCTGTTGTATCATTGCAGATAAATGGGTTGATATCGACGATATTGTACTGGTGGGATGTGGAATAGTTAGTATCTTCATTCTTTATATCATGTATCGATAGTTTACATAAAGGAGGTGAGCTAGTATGGAGAGGATGTTCAATGCCTATAAGATTCGATATGAAATTCTGAATGATAAATTTCTTCCAGCAAGGGCTGCAAGATCCGTTAGAAGGGTTAATATCTATATCAATCTTGATGATCTGCTTCACAGGATTCATCGTCCGTATACAGAACTTGAATTCCAGACAACGGGCCAGTCTGCCTCAAAAGAACTCGTTTCAAATCTCTTAAATCTCATTGCCCATTATAAAAACTGGGCTGGGAAGGAACATATGCAATGCATCATATTCCTTCTCTATACCACATCTTCTGTGTTTAAAAATGCGGTTAGGATACCCTCATACAGACGCTATTTTAATCAGATCAATAACAGTACAAACATGGATTTCTATCACATTAACTCGGCGATTACGGGAGGATATAACATTCTTCAGGTGATGACCAAATATGTGCACAATGCATACGCGATCGACACGAGCTATCTTGAACCTTCCATGGCTCCACTCTTTCTCTCTAGAGAATATCCGGCAGATTTTAATCTTCTGGTATCTAGAGATGAATACGATTTCCAATATGTATGCTTCAATAACTGGGCAATTATTGTACCCAAGGGGGATATGAGTACTCTGATAACAAAAGGAAATCTATGGGATGCTATCAGAGAGAGTAATTCTATCATTGAACCCGTATATTTTCATCCAGAACTTTTTATCTGGGCAAAAACCATTCTTGGAGATAAATACAGATCCATTCCGAAACTTACCAGAACAGGATGGAAAACTGTAATCCGATATCTCCGGGAAGTATCCAGTCCAGATATGACAGAAGATATGTTGGATATTCAACTTCATCAGCTCACGAAATTCATTGAAACAAAGAAAATCACCGATACAAACTTCAACAACAACCTATATTGTACTTCTGTGAAAGATCAGGTAGATGCCATGTTAGATTCCGATAGAGCGATCATTACTCATCAGATTGTGGACATGGAAGATACCAGAGCACTCCAGGAAGTCAACCAGACCATCTTTAGGGAATTTCCAATTGAGCTTACTAAACTTCTCAGAGAAGCACCCGATATCCCAACAGGTTATAGAACACATGACGACTACGCCTGGCGTAAGCTACTCGTAAATACCGCTAGAGCAGAACGTGAATCGGAAGAAAGGAAGGATCCAATAGCATGAATGCAAAAATTCCAACGACTGTCATATCCGGTTTTCCCTGTATAGGAAAAAGCACCTTTGCTCAACTATTCCCATTCATTTTTCGCGATCTCGAATCTTCCACCTACCACTGGATTAGCGTTATAGAAGCTGGATCTGGTAATGAGGGAAAGGAAAAGATTCCAAATCCAGAATGGCCGAATAACTACATCGATTCCATTAGAGCTCTTGAAAAAAGTGGCTTGTATCTCACGATCATGGTTTCTTCCCACGAGGATATCCGTAGAGCGATGCAAAAGGCTGGAATCCGCTATACAAACATCTTCCCCAGCGATACACCCGAGATGAAGAAACTTATTCTCGACAGAGCTAAAAAGCGTGGAAGTCCTCCGGATTTTATCGACCTTTTGGAAAAGAACTTCTCCGACTATGTAAAATCCATGGCCGAGGACCCCGGAGCAACACGTAAGGTTGCTCTAGATCTGTCGACGATCAACGAATGGGGGACCTGGTGTGCGTATGCTTGATCTTATTATAAGCATCAGCCTTTCCATCGCTGCAATTCTGTATATGATCGGTCTCCATAGGCTTTACAAGATATACAAGGAGACAAACAATGATCGTGAAAAAACCGATGAAGAGGAAAGGACGATAGACCAGACTCTTCAAGAATATGCGATCAATATGGATGATGAAAGCGATGACAGTCGCTATGAGGCGAATATCCTTAGACGGATAAACGATGCTCGAATCAATATCTATTACTCAAACTATACCTCTTCAAACGTCCTTGTGAAAGGCAGAAAGTTTGGAGAAAGATCCATTGAGATATCGTCCACCAAATCCATAATGGATGGTGTGGAAGAAAAATCTATCTCCGCATGGGAAGACACCGATAGCTATGGCATCCGCTATGCGATCAGAGTGGTTGTCAGAGGAATCAATTTTCTCATCTGGGGTGAAGATCGAGAAGATGCTCTTCTCAATCTCATTGCATTTGCTGCAGAGTTTGAAAATAGCTATACCTAATCAAAAAAATAGGATGGAAGAGAATGCTTCTCTTCCATCCTATTTTTTATCTATTCGGGTTTGAGGTACGGCTGGCCGCCTGTGAACCTGGAGTTCTCAGCCAACGAAGTTTGATATATTTTCGATCGTCCGGTCCAAGCATGAGTATTAGGACCGGTCTTCCATTGAGAGCTGGACCTAGGAATGTGTCCGATTTAAACATCGGTTCCGTATCATCCAGACTACAGGGTTTAAATACGCTAAACCCATTTCTGCTCTTAGAATTTTTAAGAGATTTCATGTATACATATCCTAGGGAATTGTACTGAAAATCTCTAAGAATATTCATGTCCATATGTTCGCAGTAGAAATATTTGAACGAGATGGACACTCTCGAATCAGGGGAATTTCCCTTATTAAACCCAAGATCGGATAGAGGCACGTTTGTGGGTACACAACCTGTATACTTTGCCCAGTAGATAACGTTTTCACCCGTTTCATCAACAAGAAAATCGTAGATGCTAGTGGCATAGTCGATCGAGTTGTATAGAAGATATTTTTTCTTCGGCGTAAAGATGTCTCGCATCACCTTATCTTGATAGTAGGTCCATGCGTAAAAGAGCTTATGGATTGAAAAATCTCTATCCTCTCTAAAAACGATGTCTACATTTCCACCTGTAGTAGATTCGATTCCGGATTGGGTATAGGGAATGGAATATTTTGTGTAGGGTTGAACCAGACTGTTATCTTTTAGGGTAAAGTCCGGCAGCTGTAGCGATTCAACCCTAGAGGTAAGATATGGAATGAAGGTGTGAATCGGGAGAGTAAAACCGTTGAGTCTCGTTCCATCGGTACTTGCGGCATTACCGAGGCCAGATGCGGTTCCCGCTCCATAAGAAAGCGAAGACAGACTTCCCCCGATTGACCCGAAGTCTCCAGTTAGACTGGCAATGATCTCCGGATGCATTTCTGCAAGATAGATGAAATAGGGATCGGTATTTACTCGACTTTCTTTAGAAAGTTTCACAGTAGATCCCTCTGTTGCAGACTTATCCTCTATCAGATAGAGATCCGGTCTAAGAATGAACACATAGTGTCTACCAGACGGATTTTCCTGCTCGAGATCGACAGTGTAAAATCTGTCAAAGTTTACCCAATGCGCCAACTTTCTCGTTATTGGACTATCTGAAGCAATACCGTCGTTCATTGATTCTTTTGCAAATCGAGTATTCTTTCTCCATTCATCATACTTGCTCAGTTTTCCGGTTACGGGGTCCTTAATGTAGTTATCTCCATTATAGTTATCATCGCTCACGTAGGAATATCCAGGTAGAATACCCCATGCGGAAGATGCTCTAAAAGGTGCTTGTGCGGTAGTTCCACCGCGATAGTTTACTGCCATTCTATCACCAGCTTTCTGTTGGTTTAGAAAAAGATATGAACTTAGCGTTCTGTTGAATCGATTTTTATCGATATATTTTTTAGATGGTGTAGAATAGCAGAAATCTAGTTTGATCAGATTTGCAAGACCGTTGAAATCCTATAGAAAGGAGTAGGAGAACAATGGGCTTGTTTTCGAAGATATGGAATTTGCTCAAGACCGGTGTTTCGAAGTTGATCGGTCTCTTCAAGAATAAGAGCCCCGGCCAACTGATCGAAGATGCCTCTAAAGCCGCCGTTGGTGTGGCTACTGTGGTAGCCGTTGGCTATGCTACCGTGAATGTCGCTCGTTCGATTTTCATGCGTGGCAAAGGTCGTCGCAGTGAGAAGCGCCGTCCTCGTGCCGGTGTGGATTTCTTCCATGAGGATCGGGAAGCCGGAAGCATGGACGAGAAGATCGAAAATGCGAAGAGCCGCTATCGTCGCTACGATGGTCTGACCCAGGAAGATCTTGATCTCCTGGAAGAGGTCTCTAAGACCCGGAATCAGATATTCCGTCTGATGAATCCTGCCGAGCAGATGAATCTGCTTCGCATCGAAGGGTTCAATTTCGATGAGTTCCGTGAGCATATGGAAAGACAGAGGGACCGGCGTAAGATCCGGAAATCAAAAAGAAGAGTGGGGGAGGCTTCTCCCGAGGAACAGTCCTTTAGGGAGCCCGTTGATTACGGCTGGTTCAACTGGCTGATGCGTCCTCTGGATGACTTCCTCTGCTGGCTCAAGGATGACCCGACCCCGAAGAAATGCCCCCAGATCCATGTCGTTGATCGCGAAATTATTCCCAATATCAGTGTAAATTCTCCCGAAGAAGCGGTTGCCAGCATCAGGTCCCTCGGTCCCTATTTGGACAGTCTGAATCCGAATGCAGGTGACTATTCCTTTGCCAGTATGGCAGATGCGAAAGAAATTGCCATCTGTGCTGATGAGATCTTCCGGCATAAGAACCTTAAAAGCTATCGTAAGGCGGTGAGGACCAGAATGCTCCAGGATAGCAACGGTCTCTCTTCTCAGATCTTTGACCTCATGGAAGATGATTTGAAGAGCGATAAAAAGAAGAAAAAGCATCGTTATGATGATGACGATGACGATCGGGATTCTGCCTATTTCAAGAAAAAGGATAAGAAGCATGAGGAAAAGGCCCGTAGTAGTGAGGCTGACGATGAGGCCAGTCGGATCTATAACCATTTTCTCAAAGCTGCTATGGCTGGAAACGAATCCACCAAGTCCTATCGTCTGGATCATCTCTTCGACTGAACAGTGTGAATATGGAGGGTACCTGATGGTACCCTCCATACATTTTTAATTTTTTAAATAGGAGTATGATCTATGGAGAACTTTTTCAGATTTAATAGGCCCCTAATTGAAGGTGTGGTCGTCGACCATCCAAACAGATTTATTATGAATGTAAGGATTGGTAAGGAAACCTTCATGTGTCACTCTCCAACAACCGGGAAGATCGGATCCATAAAAATGGATGGAAGACCCGTCTTGTTATCTGAATCACTAAACCCAAATAGAAAGACCCGATATACGGTAGAAGCCTTTTCATACAACCGGCCAGAAGATCCAAAAAAAGTGTGGATAGGTATCAATCAGGGAGCGTCCAATCGGTATGTTGGATACTTTATATTGAAAGGCGCTATGCCAGATATGATCTCCTTTCCAGAGAATCTTCAGTCAGAGAAGACCATTGGTCATTCAAGACTGGATTTTGTCTCCGATAATGTCTATCTGGAGATTAAGACTCCAATACGAATCATAGAAAAGAAAATTCCAGACTACATCGAGATTCTCCCAAAATCATCTGCCTATGGTGGTGATCGTTTGGTTAAACATACCACCGAACTTGCCAACTATGCCGAACTGATGAAAATGCGTGCAATCATGCTCACATGTTTCCAATATCGAAGAGATCCAGATAGTCCATATCACTACGATGGAGGAGCTGAGGATCTCGTTGAATATAAGGATGTGAATCCGATTGTAACCGCTTTTGAACATGCCGAATCGGCGGGAGTTGAAAGCTGGTTTGTCGAGATGTCGATCCATCCGGAAGGAGTAGCCCTTGAGAAGTACGGGCGTATAGAATCAAAAGTTTAGTGGTATATTATTAAAATGAAGATACTAGATGGAGTTTAGTCCAGTTTGTACCATGTAGCCATACCTAGAGGCTAGCCACAATACCAGTGGCAGTAGAATTGGGTCTAAATGTAAATCTCCTGAATGCAACATTCCTGAAGACTAGGCGAATCCAGTCGAAGTCCATGGAATGACATTTGAAAGGTGAAACGTTGAAGATGTAAAACTCATGAGACAGTCCATACCTAAACAGGCTTTGATCCAGGACAGCTTGCAGCGGCTCAACAAACCCGTTGCAATAGGAACATCCTGTGGCCAACTCCTGTGAATCCCTGGTGTGGCTTCATCTGAGCAATGCATCTTCAACGTTCACTTTTCATCTTTCGATGTTATAGAATTATTTCTTTTTTAAAAAAGATCGTCTATATCAAACGGTTCTCCATTGGGATTATTAAATGGATCTTCAAGGGGCTCATTCGAATCGAATACCGCTCGATTAAACTGACTCCAGGCCGATTGATCTATCGGAGCTTGAGTTTCCGGGAGGAGATCTTCGTCATCCATAAAATGTTCATCCATCATTGGAGAGTCTGTGTGAAATCTGGATCTATAGCGATCCACATCACGATAGAACTTTTCAGCATCCTTAACAGGATCTTTCTGGTTCATTGCAGCTCGAATAAATTCTTGCATGTTTTCCGGTAGAGAAGGAAGCAGCTCGGCAAGCTGTTTCATCTGAGCTTCTTCCGTTGGACGTCCATCTTCTCCAATGGATTCGTCATCATATGGATCAAACGCACCTCTACGAATACCGTATTGCTCAAGTTTTTCGTATGGAGCTTGTGTGTAGACAAACATGCCAATCAGATAGGACATGATGTTGTCATCATGGGAGCCATCTCCAGCTTCAACCCTCCCATTGGGTTTGCGGATTAGGCCGCAGATATCTTCAACCAGATATTTTGATAGAAGAATATCTTTACGTTCCTCCATGATATTTTCGAGGATTGCATAGTATTGATTACGGTTTGATCCGGTCCATAGACCAAAGGCTCTTCGCTGCATTGCCTCAACCTTAAGTCTACCATATGGGTCGGTCTTTTCAATCACCTGCTTATCAAGTTTACCATCGTCATAGTATACCTGTTCCCTATAACGAGTTTCCAGGAAGCAGTTTATAATTTCACGACCCTTATTTGATTCGGGTATGATCAGAGACCGTGGGCAATATTCGTCAAGAAACTTGCAAAGCAGACGACAGAAGTCTGGCTGACTGATATACGGAGATTTGAATTCGGCCGCTATCGTTTGGGTTGATGGATTGATCAGTGTCATTGCATTATTATCTTGAGCCAAACCTTCTGAAGGGTCAATGGCCATGATATAAACCTTGTTCACTTTAAGTTTCTCATATATGAGAATAGGACATAGATTTTTACTATAGTCCACCTGTGCAATTGGTTCTTTCACATGATTCATCAGATAGATGAGATCATTTCGTTTAAATGGTGAGTTACTAGAGCCGTGAATTCTCTTTAGCTCAATCTCACGCATAATAACCTCGGTGTTGAAGCTAACAAGACCACACTGCTCTTCATACCAGGACATTGGAAGCTTTAGCTGTTTCCAACCAAATTCTACAAACACCACTCTATTGTACGAAGGGCCAGTGACAATCTTTTTTAGTTCTTTTATATCCGTATCTAGCATGTGGTCGTCCCATTTGAGCATGTGCGATACGTAGTTTGAAGCGCTTTTTCCATGCGGAGAATCGAGATCACCTGGTGTGCTACTGTAGATTCTTCCATAGAGACTGTTATTTGCAGCCGCATTTCTAGCTGCTGTGGAGTAGGCGAACGATGCTGCATTGATAATTTCTGTCTGATAGGGAATAAAGTCGAATTCGTCATAGTATTGCAAACAGGCGGTTGCACCACGACCAAGACGCATTGCAGAGTCCTTTGATGTTGCCTTTCCCATCGTCATGATGATGTTCCCATTCACAGGATTTCGAATCGATTTCGTATTATCTATTCCCTTATCAAACTTACCAGAATCGTTTATCACATAGCGCATCTGCATCCATGGAGGAAACATGTCCCTCTGGCATTTCAATCGATACAGGTTGATATTCGCCTGATCTTGATCTTTATTGAAAAAGAGAGCTGTGGAGGACATGTTTGCGAAATGATAGGCATAGTTAAACTTAGCAATGCAGTCTTGAGTCTTTCCCTGCTGACGGGGCTTAGACGAATAGTGATCTATTCCATTTAGAAATAGATACCAGCATGCCACATTGCACCTGTCTATCTTATAGGAAACTCCACCACCAGGTTCAATTGGAAGACCATCCACGGGTATTCGTAAAACTTCCCGTAGCCAATACCACGGATTGATCATGCATTCGATGATGATTCTCACCTGCATGTCTTTAGGAAGAACGGGGGAATATGGATCTACACCAATTAAACCTGTATCAAAAATTCTAAGGAAGAACTTATTATTTTTTACACCAAGTTTATAGAGATCCTGGTATAGATCCAGAAAAGATTTATTTTTGGTACGCCAATCGTAGTGCTTCTTCTTGGATACCTTTGCAACGTAATTGCCTGCTTCTTTAGCAAACTTTGCAAACATATCTTCATCTTCTTTAGATACCGTACTGGAATCGGTTTGCATCTGGGTTTCAGAAAAGGATTCGTCATTATATACGGTAGTTTCCTGATACTCGGGATTTAGTATTGTAGACATCCAAAAAATCCTCCTTTCGATAGGATTTAAAATTACGTCTATTGTCAAAATGTTTAGAATTAAATTCATAGAACCCCATAAAATAAGGGTTTGAGGACACTATAAAACAAATAAAACGCTACGTAGCGCCATTCTATGAGGCGTACTACGTAGCGTTTTAAAATATCGGTTTTTAGAGTCCTCTCATGAGAGATTCAAGCACTCCGAGATCTTCGTCAAGAGCGTCATCGGTAATTGCCTGGAGATCTTCATCGTCCTCTTCAACATCAGCGGCTTCATTGTCATCGTTCTCATCATCAAGGATAGCCTTGATATCCGCGTCACTTAGTTCCTCGTCGATGGTAGCTTCAATCGCATCGAGCAGATCATCGTCGAGATCATCGAAATCTTCAGATAGAGACTCGGCAGCCGGAATCTTTAGCTCCTCTGCGAGACCATCTAGAAGAGAAAAATTGCTGGGCATTTGTCAATTCTCCTTTCAATTGGACTGACTTTTCAGATTGGTATTATAGAATCTGTTTTTACCCGTTTAAATCCCATATCTCAATGATGTATTGTCATATTGAAAGGAGTGAAAAGAGTGTCAAAGAAAAAGAAATATCAGCTCGAACCTTGTAAGACCTGCGGTAGCCCTGCTGAAGAGAAGATCATCAACACACCTTTTTCCCATGGTTGGGTTGGGTGTAAGAGTTGTAAAAACATTATTTACTGGCAGGGAAAGGGTCATATGTCTGTTGTGGACCAGTGGAACGAGAAACAGAAGGTCATCTGATGACAAAGGGAAAAGGACAGGATCATCACGATCCTGTCCTTTTCCAGTGAAGAAAAATCCCATTCCGAAGAGGCCAACCCCGGAACTTGAGAAATGGAGGTCAGAGCTAGAAGACACCCGCATATCCTCCGGCTCTATCTTATTGTTTTTTACACCTCAATCTCATCTTCAGATACGAAATAGTCCTTATATTTCGTACCGAGAATATAGATGATTATTGGAAGAAAATAGAACGTACGCTCATCCTTATCTAGACTATCTATGATCAGAGTTCGGTCATAGCGCATGGAAATGTTATGCAGGTAGTTAAAGATGATCAGCTCAAAATACTCATCCGTATCAAGCTTTTTACAGAGTATGGCTTGTAGAAATTCATGACTGAAATATTCCAGGCCATCGGACAGATCCCATGTCGGAGTACACTTCGGAAGAGGATTCATGTCATACCACACTTCACCGGATCCATTTGTATTTTTAGGAACCGTGCAGCATAGACACTTCGAAGAACCGGAATCTCCACCATTAATTGGTTTTTTATAGCAATAGAGATTAACCGACTCTCCAAAATAGTGCATGATGTTATAGATGCTTGATTGCATGGTGATTACCTTTGTCACCAGATAACAATAGCTTCTCAGAAACTCTATATTTTTTGTAAGCACCGCATGGTATAGTGTGAAATCAAACTGGAAGTTGAAATCATCTGGAATCACATCTGCCGGAGTTAGTACGAGAGCTCTTTCACTATTCTCCTCATAGTAGATATTGGAGAGATTGATGAAATTTTCAAGATATGCATCATATCTCCATATCGGTCGAGCGGTTTCAGAATAGCGGCCGGTCTGGAAAGTGAAACTATTGAGGTCTCTGATGTAGAACGCATTGGTGTAGAAATCCCTTAGCTTATGGTATAGATCAGCGATCGAGTTGATATACTCAACATCCGTCTGTCTAAGGAAGCAACGATCTTCAGTACCGATGTTATCGAACACCGTTAGAAACGTTTCCACGACCTGATTGGTCATTCTCTTCTGTTCGAGATCATTACCAATATCCTTGACATCCGCACTGATTCGGTAGAAGTCATTAGATTGGATCGTATTGTACTCAAAGTTATTGACTCTGAACAGATATTCTCTGGTACCAGGCAGTTTGATGATGAAATAGTCACCTTCACAGGGCTTGATCGTGTTGGGAAGGATTACAGCGTCATTGATCTCAAGTTCAATGTCATAGCCCGTTTCATCATACACGTTCTGAGGGTTCAGTTGAGGAATGTTATAGATGGGGAAATTCAGAATTTTATTAAACCGAATAGGAGATCTGGGTCCGAGTTCGGATTCGATTGCTCCAGTGCCAACATCCTGTCTAGATCTTACCATGTTTCGATGATAATAGGTGACAAATGTCGGTGTTGAATTTAGGAACTTTGAATATTGGCCAATTTTATTTTTACTATAGATATCGATCGTCGATTCGATATATCCAACATGTTCAACGTTGAGAATACGTGCCAAAATATATCATCTCCTGTTCTTTCATGGAGTGTTTCCGTAATTAAGTCGATGTTTTTAGGAAGCTTGCTTTCTCAAATGTCCAATTTTTGAAACTTCAACACAATGCTATAATTATCATTCATTTAAACCGATCATTTTAACATGATTTGGTGGTGAAAAGCCAAATGATTAGTGCAACCAGTGTCCTCGAATCAAATAAGAAAGAGCTTCAGCTCAGTATAAATTCCTTTGATAACCCTACCGAACTAACCGGAATCAAAGCCTGGTCACAGCTGATGCTACAGCTCATTTTCATGGAACCTGGTACATACCCATCTCTTCCGGATATGGGTGTTGGCATTGAGAGCTATCAGTATGATTTCATGGACGATATCCTATCTCAGCTCTCTGCCAAAATCATTCAACAGCAGCGAGACTATCTAAGTGACATCCCGCTAACTGCGGTGACAATTGAGCCAAGGACGGTTAACGGCGAAACGATCATGCTTATCCAACTATCCTTTGATCTTGGAAGACAGGGTGAGGGAACTTCCGTTATCGCTGTTAATGCAAGCCCCAGTTCAAGACATTTTCTTGATTTTGATATATCCTGGTAATCTTTCCTAGAAAGGAGAAATATATAATGATAGATGAAGGAATGAATAGCCTGCGTGATATGGCTGTTGCGGCGGCTGAAGGCCGACCGATTATGGATCAGGCGCCTCAAACCGAACCTCCCCAGGTCTATGAACAGCAACAGAATACCGAGCCCAATGGCGTTACCGTAGAGGCTACTCCTAGGCAGGGTAATCCACTGTTTGCACAGGCAAAGATCTATGATGTAACCATGGTTGGAGATACTCCGGTCTATGCAAAACCGGCTCCTGCTCCTGTTCCGGTTCCTCAAAATATTCCTACCCAGCCGAATATGGGGATTGATCCCGGTGCTGAAATGCTAATGAGAGCATCCAATCAGCAGCCCGCTCCGGCTCCAACTAATTTTGGTCTGGACCAGAGTGCTCTGGAATCTCCGGCAATTCCTGGAATTCCGGCAGCTTCTGACAACGAATCCCTGTATAATTCTCTACTTTTCAACCTTGATGGAAGTTTTAGTTCTGGTCAGTTGAAACTCATGTCTGAGCATCTGATCAGCGTTCCTGTGAACGAGTATGAGAGTCTAACCCGCGATCTTTTCTCCGGCGTTGAAACCGAATTTAAAACGTTGATTACTCAGGTTCATCTGAGTGTGTCTGAAGCTCAGAAAGCTTCCTACGATCGAATTGTTGCCACCCTGGATAGGATTAACGAGGACTATCTCAAAAATCATCCCAATATGGCAAACATCGTGATCGACAAGAGCCAGGATGTGAACGACCTTGGTTTGACCAAGGAAGAACACGCGAAGCTTGAAAAGGCAAAGAAGGTTCGTCTGGTTCTACTTGAAGATGTGGATCTTGCGACGATCGAATTCGAGCATCCTCCCGAGAATCACATCTCTGACTACATCAAATCTATCGAGGGAACTCTTGCAAAATACAGTGTTCCTCTTCCGATGCTTGGTGATTTCGTCAGTTTCAAGGGAGCTCAGATTATACAGATGGTAAACATCATTCGATATGATGATTCTAAGCTCGATGAAAACGTCAGCACGAAAGCTTCGTTGATCTACGATAAGCTGATCAGCGGTTCCATTCTCAAGCGCTACAATGAAACCGGTGAAAGTAAGATGAGCTATAATGAGTTTATCAACACTTTCCCCTATGATGACATCGATATGGCAATCTTTGGGATTCTTTGCGCATCTTCTCTCGAGGAATCTCAAACAAGCGTTACCTGTCAGCACTGCGACCATACCTGGATGCACTCCTACAACCTTAAGAATCTGATTAAGCTGGACAATGTGCCCGAGAGTATCAAGGAACGTATTGATTCGATTCTTGCAAATAAGAGCAACGATGTCATTCTTCGTGACATGTACTCGGAGCGGCGTAAGGTTCGTAGGTACCGTTCTCCCTTTAGCAATAACGTCTATGACATCTCCTATCCTACGGTCGCCAGAGCCCTTGACATTCTCAAGCGCATCAATGAGGATGACAGTGTCATGGCATATTATGCCCTGATCGCTCTCTACATGCAGCAGATTAACATCTACAACGGTAAGACTGGAAAATATGTTGCGGTATCGGCTGAAAAGCCTGATCTGATTCTTGAAACCCTCAAAACTCTCACCAAAGAAGATATCGATCTTCTTTCCAATAAGGTTCGTGAAGAGTTCTACTATCGACCTGAGTTTATGATGGAAGTCGAATGCCCGACCTGTGGGAGAGTCTCCAAGATCACTCTTAACATCGATAGTCTGATTTTTCTGATAGCCCAAGATTCCATGGCAGAGATCGAGTAATTCAGAATTTCATGGGTCTCGTTGACGACATTCTATATGAGTTTAGAGGCCAGCTTCGTTTGGAGGACATCTATCGTCTGACCTATAAGGAGCTGGCCTATCTGAGAGAACATCGAATGAATAGACTCAAAGATAAGAACGCTGCACAGAGTGAAGCCATGCGAGAACTATTGAGTACATGAATCTTGGGCCTGGAAAATTTTGACGAAGGGTGGTGAGGTTGCCGTGGGAGATATCTCATCTCTTGAGAGTGCTGATAGAATAGAGATATTCAGGCATATAGCAGCCGATGGATCTGATGGTGTGAACGCGAACATGTTAGCTTCAATTGCTTGCGACAACTTTCATACCTTTCTAGATTTCTGCGATAGGGTTTTTGCAGAAAAGGACAGCATCGAAGATGTATCAGCAACTCTCGATGAAGATAACCAGCTGACGTTTAACATCATCTACAAGAAATAACAAATACCCAGGTGACCATTGAAGTCACCTGGGTATTTATTTAGTTCATATATTTTTTAGATGGAGGGATGATGAATGAAAAGGAATCTTACTGAAACGATAGTGAAATTAGGAATACATCTATTTCTAGCAGGAGCCATAATCGTATTTGTCTCTAAATTTGATCTTGAAACGATCAGAACTCTTGGTGATTTTTCTAAGGTTATAGTAATCGTACTAGTAGCCTCTCTTATCATCATGTGTGTTACACTGATCATTATTGCCATCTGTAGACTATGGATACTTCTCCGGTGGAAAAAGATGAATGATCATTATTCACATATTATGGATTGGATCCATAATAGGTTCTTTAAGATGTAGGATGACGTATAAAACTAGCCTTAGGTTTTGGAGGAAAAGCTATGCAAATTGATAAAAATGTTAACAGGGAATATCAAGATGTGATCGCTGTCTGTCGCCTGTTGAAATCACATGCTACGAACGCTCTTCTTCTGGATAATGGGGTGATCGC